CGCCTTCGTGGCAAAATCAACAGACGTGACATGATCATTGATGCGCTCCTGAAGCTCAACGGAAAGACAATCCCAGTCAATAGAATTCTTAAGAACCGTGGCATGGATGACATTATTCTCGTCTATAGAAATCTGAATCCGATCACCAACAGAGCCTACATACTCCTTCACAAAGGCACTAACCGGAATACTCGTTGTAGTTCCATCAGCATTATCAAACTCAATGCTCTCGGTCTCTGCGTTATAACGTAAGGCAAGCTGCTCGATAGGCAAGTCAATCTCTACAGACGCACCAGTAAGAGTCGTGAATGTAATCTTATAAGACGATGAATCGTAAGCCGGAAGACCTACACAAGTATTAAGCAACTCACGAATGTCAGCATGAGAAGTAGACGATGTATTATGAGCAGATATGCCATCCGAAACAGACTCCACAGAAGCCTTCTTACTTAACTCCTCAGTAACAGCTTTCTGAGACATAACTTTTTCTGTGGAGTCTCCGGTAGACTGAACTACTTCTACAAGTGTAGGACCATAATTATTTACAGTAGCCCTAATTACAACATCTCCATTAGTATTTAGCGATACATATTTCGTCTCTCCAGACAGATCGGGGGAATAGAATCCAATATGTAATCCTCCATATGTAATTATAAACAAAGGAACTAGCCCTAATTGATCCTCTCCTACCTTAAGATACAATTGCCAAACATATTTAGTAGGATCTGCTAAAAACTTACGGTAATGTTCAGTAAGTGTTTCTAAAGGCGTTACAACAGAATAAACATTCTCATCATTAATAGTTAATTCTATAGCAAGTCTAGTAACATTTTCATCAAGATGTAAGTCTTCTAATGAAATAGCCCCTATATTCTGACGAGCAATTTTCTGTTCCTCAGGAGTAAGATTCTGTATTGTATCATATAATACTACTTTAAGTTCTTCTAAAGATTTACATCGCTTTTCTAGGTCTCTAATAAGTATTAGGAGACCATCTGCCGTAAGAGTAGCACTAGTTAATACCTCCCATCTCTCTTTATAGATATTATAGGTCCTAATTTCCCACAATACTCTATGATCATCAGAAGGCCTCAACCAAATAATATTATTAGCAGGGTTGGGAGGGAGTTTAGACCCTACCCAAACCTGACCTAATCCTGTTTTATATGAATACATATTTTATAATTTTAACACTAAAGTTTATTTTGGATACATTTGTACTAGAATTTTAGCTGTTTATATCAAAACAAAATAAACTGATTTATAAAAATTATTTCTACTTATCCGCACAAGTTCCTCGCTAAGTTAAACCGAGCTTGATTTTTAATCTAGCTATCCAACCAGAGTCATTTATTAACTCGTCGGCTGATTTAACATCAATATTAGTCCTCACTTGGGCTTTTTGTGAAGTACCTAAAGTCTGAGGAGTGTATAATACAACATCTGCAACCTGATATGGGATTAGATCTATACTACCTCCAAAATTAGTTTGCGTATTGAGTACCCAACTTCTTAAATTTGTACTACCCATAGGAGCAACAAACCTGGGACCAAGTGAAGTACGGCCTCCTTTTGTAAGGAGGATCCCCATATCATAAAATATAATAGCAGCAGATGCACTTATTGTATTAACTACTTCAGAAGATAGCTGTTGATTCACTACATCTGTACTATTACATACATATATTTTATCATTAAGATTTTGTAAATAACTAACCAATTCTTCCGGAATATCTGTCCCCCCACCTTCTGAAATTTTAGTTTCAAGATTAGATAATGCTTGCGCTAGCTGAGGATTTGTTATATCATAACCTTTCTCTAGCTGTAAAAGTATTTTCTCGCTAGTCATAGTTATAATTAATTATAATAATAAAGGGAGGAGCATTTGCCTCCTCCCCTAACTTTATTTACTAACATTAGACGATTTAGGCTTAGCACGTTTAATAGCAAGATCTTTTTCTTTAATGTCTATCTCCTTTAATAACTTAGTCTTATCAAAAGCTAATCTTTCATTAAACTGCCTTATCTGTTCATCTAACTTCGCTCGTTCCATAGAGTTGTCTTGAACTTCTGGGACTTCATTCTCTGCATTTCCAGATTGTTTAATATGCTCAATAAGAATCTTAGTGTCATTATCGCGCTGATTAAGCATATCTTGGAAATTCATCTCAGCCTGCTTCATCTCTATCTGAGTCTGCATTTGTTGCTGTGCTATTTCTTGTTCCTGCTGAGCTTGTTCAGCTTGACGTTCTTGAATAGCTTGCTCGTCTTTCTCAATAGTCCTACGAATCTCTGACAGAGATGATGACGTATAAATCTTCATTATTGAAGAGAATGAGAGAGTTTGATTCTGCAAAGCAGCTTGTGCTAAAGTATCAAGTTTTGAAGCGAGATTCTGAGTTTCAGGAGAGGCATCTACTACAATTCCATAGTCGCTATCTGCAAAAGTGTCTCCATCAATTTCAAGAGATTTTATAGCTCCATCAGAGGTGATATACTGGAATTTCTTATTTCTACCTCTCATAGCTATTTTAGCTGTCTCTAAGAAACATTCAAGAGCTCTCCTTTTAACATCGTCATGCATTGTAAATAACCATTCTGTAATATGAGAAGATTGTAAATTTGATCTTTCAACACCACCAACAGTTTCACGGTTACTAATCTGACCCTCTCGCTGTCGAGTAATACCAGCAACCTCTCCCATCTCATTTTTAATGAATTCTAGGAGATTAATGTGTTCCTGAATATAATTACCCTGTTCAGCATCTATAACTCCATTAGACTGAGTATTTAGAGCTCCTACAATCTTACCTTGAGCAGCTCCTCCATTTCCCTCCTTAAAGCTATCTGTAACAGCAACATGATTTACTTTTGCATAGTATAACCACTTGTCTATCTCCCAGCCTTTAGGAACCATAGCAAGATCTAGTTTTACAATTTTACCCCAGTTAGCAGCAATAGCTTTATTAAGCCTATCGTAGATAACGTCGTAAAAATAAGCAAAAGGCTTCATCATATCTACTAAAGAGAAAGGTCTAGAATCATTAAGGTTATACATAGATCCTACAATACCAAAATGACATCTAGATGGATTAGAAAGTCTATTATACTGTACTATCCTAGGTCTCATATTAACATAAATATCTGGACCTATTTTAGTACCTTCCCATGCTTCATTAATCCAAAAGATCTCTTCTTCTTCACCAGCTTCTTTATCTATAATGTAGGTTTCTGGATAAAAATCAAAGAGCTCTTCGCCAGTCTCAGGATCATAAGATTTTACCTTCTTGATCTTTCTCTTACTCTTCCAATAAAGTCTTAATACTCTAATATTACCTTGGAGATCATAGTAGTTACTCGTTGCTGAAAATCCAGATTGTCCCATCAGTAGAAAATTCTCTATTATAGTACCTCCTGAAATATCTGTACCATCAATCTCAGCAGTATTAATAAAGGCATTTCTTTCATCAATGTTGTACATAGAATCACTACTAAAAGTACTAGCTAGTTTATCTATACTGTCAACATCTTTTTTAGATAGAACATCAAAGTAAGTATCTAAGATTCTACCTGGACTCCAAAAGTCTATAAGTATTATTAGATCTGCATCCTCAACTTTATTAGAAAAACCATTTTTGAAAATATGAACTTTTAAAGGATTAAGTCTTTCAAAAGTAGGCTCGCCCCCAACAATATCACATTGATAGATTTCCTCACCACAAATCATTGCATCCATAAACCCATCATTAAATATTCTGGGTATGTTTAGCTCTTTCATGTAATGAGAAAGAACAGTACTAGCTCTCATTTCGATAATATCTTGCCATTGATAATCAAAATAGTAAGATAACTTATCTAGTTCTTTATTAAACTCCTCCTCTGACAAGTTCTCATCTTCTATCATAGCCTGAACTTGTTCTTGGAGCATTGCTAATTTACTATTCTCTATCTCTGAAATAGAATTGGGATTAGTTACAACAACTTTAAATTCAAATCTTCTCTTCGCTTCTTCTCCTTGGAGAACATGAAGCTTTGAGTTCATAATAGGGAAATGCTGAATAGATTCTGGAACATATAGTGCATTGACATTGTCTGGATTAAGAATTAATTCTACATCTCTCATATCTAAAACACCATTTATGAGATTATAGTTAATTCTCTTCTTCAACAGAGAATTCCGCACCATATTGCCAAAATAGTAAGTTCTTTTGTCGGCCCAATCAAGATGCTGTTTTCTCCACTCCTTAGTTTTTTTACTATAAGACAACATCTGCGGGGGTAAGTTCTTTAAATCTATCATAGCATTAACTTAATTACATAATTTGTACAAAGATAAGTAATTATCTTTAGATTTCCAAGGCGTTCAAAAGTTTGCTAATATTTTTCATAAATATCTACTACTAATTATCCTTATGTAGATATTTAGCAAACCTATAATCATAATTCCTAGTAAAGAAATCATCATTACCTAAGTAATCTGCTTGATCTACATTGATAACCTCAGAAGGAGATAAATTACCACAAAGCATGAGTTTTTGCTCTCGAAGTAACATTAACATTAGTAAGGCATCATATCGGTCAAAGTTGCTATCAGGATTCCACATAGATAACTCTTTCATAAGAGCCCTATAGTAGCATCTGTTAATGTTATTTATAGTAACCTCCACTTCTTCTTCATGATTATCTACTGTAACTTTAGTTATGATCTTAAATGGCTTAAGAAGCCAATCACGAATACATTTTCTACCATACGTTTGAACAGGCTGAGTTGCATTTACACCACGAGCTTTATTACCAAAGAAATTACCTTTAACAATCTCCTTGTCTTTTAAAAACTCTGGTACTTCAGAGAGCAAATATAGACTATTAGTTTTTGCAAAATAAGTGAATAAGCCTTTCTTATTATTCTCATATAGCAGTTCAGCATTGTAAAATAAGCATATTCTACGACATGTTTCATAAAAGTCATCTGCAAACATAGGACGTCCTGTATATTCACAAACTAATTCGTCAGTAAATAAATCTAAGACATATATTGATCCCAAAGACATAGTATCTGAAACGTCGTCGTCATAAACATCGGCGCCCGAAATATAACGTCCCCATGGTACTTTTCCATCAGAACCCTTAACAGGCATCTTATTAATGTGTATAGCTCCCTCAATCTTATTGTCTTTATGAGGATAATCTAGAATAGGCTTAATATCTGCATCAGGAGTAAACTCTACTTTTCCTTCTCTAGTTTGAATAAGCCTTCCGACCCACATATCATCTAGACTCTTAGGATTCTGATCTAATTCTAGAATACGATCATTAAGCATATCCGAGGGGAAAATATTACTATCCCTACGCATAATAGCATCTGTGATAGTAAATGCATACTCAGCTTTACGACGTGTGAGCTGAATAGGATCAGATGAGTTATACTTTAGGATTACACGATGTTTAATCTCTTCTAAAATAGCTCCTACAACATCAGATACACCATCTTCATTGTAAAAACCTTTAGAATTAAGGTAACTAGGGAAGAAGAATATTGTTCGCCTAGCTCCTACAGCTCCTTTATCGAAAACATTTGGGAGAGAGTATACTGAATAACCATCCGGATAATTAATCATCTCAAGAGCTCCCATAAAATCTGAACCCTCAGAACCTCCTGTACCAAAGGCTATTGCTTGTCCAAAAGCCGCAGCTGCATTCTCCTGAACATTAGGTAAAGCTGTCTGCCATACATCTAGAAATTTTGGGAAAGTACCAAACTCTTCATAAAGCATTCTATTTGAACGTTTACCACGAATCTTGTCAGGATCATCTTTAACAGCTACCCCTAATACTTCATTTTGAGAACCCCTAGGAATCATTGAATCCTTATCGATATACCCCGAAATCCACTGCATCTCTGAAAGAGAGTTCTTAAGTCTAGCACGAGGAAATTGAGTGTTTTTAGCACAGAAATCTATACCATCAATAAATTTGTTAAGAGTACCGTCCTTAATAAGATACTCCTTCTGATATGCCGTTACAAGACATTTAACCTTATCATAAGAAATAGAATTCTCTCCTAAGAGGAAGAATTTACATAGAATGGCAGCTGCATAATATGACTTCGATTTACCACGAGAAGCAATCTCAACAGAATGCTTTCCTCCTACAAAATCATCATATAAACCACCATTACGGGCTTGATATTGATAGTGAGCCCTAAGATAAACACCTTCCCAGCATTCAGGAAAGTCTACAACACGATCACCTATGCGAGTACCTTTACGTATCTTAGTCTGAATAATAGGTAAATAATTTAAGTAGAAATAAAAATCTCCAGGAATCCATTCCCCATCTTCAGGTCTAACCATACCATCTAAGCACCTACGAACTTCTCGTGTTAACCACATACCAAACTCTGATTTAGGATTTGCATCAGGACGAAGCTTAGTATAGCAACCATATTTTTGATAGTGTATAGCAGCTGGCCTAAAGTAGTCCATATTCTCTAATATATGTGGCTTACAAATATCTACGATAATCCTGCCAAAAGAGTCACGAGGTCTATCTTTAGCTCGTTGACGATCTGGTGAGATAAGATTCTTAATAAATTCTACATTAGTGATAATTTCTAAGAAATCATTCCATACTTCTGTAGATAAAGAATCTCTAAGTTCTTCTGTAATAGGTGTCTGATATTTATTAGTATCTATAAGTACCATTAATCACCTCCTCCTAAGAATGATTTCATCCCATCTTCAAGGATCGCCTTTTGCTTCATACCTCTCATAGTACCCATATCTTCAATTTCTTTAGATACAGCTTTTTCAGCATCCGCAAGCTCCTTAACAAGACTAGGGACTTGTTTTACTGCGGTCATAACTTGACCTATATTAAATACTAGTTTACCATTAGCGTCTTTCTCTGTTAAATCTATAGATCTAAAAGTATTACGAATATTATCAATAATAACTCTTGTATCTTGTAATAGTAAAGAAGAAGATGTTGTAGTTAGGTATTTATAAAGTTCTATAGCTTCTAAAACCTGCTTATCTGGTTTCCAATCAGCTTCTAATCCTATACTATCTTTAACACGTAAATCTCTGTCTGCCTCTATAATTTCGAAGGAAAAATCTGACCTTGGATCGTACATAAAGTACAAGTAAGCTAACTCTTTCATAGCCCTTGTTTTATCCTTAGTTCTGTCCCTATCTACAAGTTTCTTAAATGGCCTTAGAGCATAAGCCTCTTCAGAAATCTTTAAATTATAGTCCTTATATATAAATAGCTTCATATCAAAAAAGCTCCCTACTTGTGATAGGGAGCGTTAAATTAACATACTAGTTTCTTAGCCTTCGGAGGAGTAACTTCTGTTACTTCCCACTCAAATTCATCCACTTTAAAGAAGATATTGGCACTATCAATAAGTAGTGCAACCTTACCATCTATCTCAAACATGGGGATCTCAAAATCTAGAGTTTTATTATAAAACTCATCCGGCATGTCTGCTTTGGTCTCATCTTTAGTGAAACGCTTCCGAGCATACTTCGAGAAGTCAATCTGTACCAGATCCCCAGGTTTATATTCTCGTACTCCAGGTCCTACAGCAATAACTTCCTGTACTTCTTTAAGCATACCTACAGAGTCTTTTTCAATAAGACCTGCTTCACTTACACACTCTTCCTCAGTGTAAGTATTAGATGTCACTATCATCTTCGTGAATGGAGGTGTCACCTTCTTTATCTTGAACTGCTTTCTTTGCATATTCTTTAAATCGCTTATTAAGGAATTGAGCTCGGGAATATGTTGCATAAAACTTGCCTAAGCTAGGAACATTAATGCTAGTCTGCATCTTTGTAAACTCTTCTTCTGTCATTTCCTCATTTACAGGAACATTTTCCAATGTATTCTTAACCCAATTCCAATATTCTCTATAAGCTATTTCTACTACGTCATCTGGCATATCTAATTTCTTAGCAGCAGCCAAAATTATATCTTGGAGAGTCTTATTATTTATCATAACTAATCCTAAAATTTAGTAATAGCCTATAAGAGTCCTCTTCATATTCTAAAGAGGGAATGTATCTTTTACTAATTGTATTATTAGTAATAACTCCTGCTTTTCGTAGATTTGTTAATACTGACTGAAAGTTTCCCGGAGATATGCCTAAGCTTCCTACAATACCTTTTTTAATCTCATCAGTAAATAAAACTTTATCCAGTATATCATCATCTGTAATCGTTCTAGATAACTCAAATCTACGTTGTAATAATGCTGCTAACACTGTAAGTTCTCTACCAGGTAATCTATGTAAAGGTTTTAGAAACTCTAACCATAATTTAAAAAAATTAAGATTAGTAGGTTTTAAATTGGTAGAAATAGATACAATGTCAGTATTCTTAGTCATATCTCTCTTACTCATTACTCTACTGCTTTCTGGCAATCACAACAAGGCTCGTCTGAGTAATTCTCAGGCTCAGCTTCTTTAATAGTAAGCATACCCTCAATGCTGTTAATAGCATCACTTACGAAATCTTCATTAAAGAGCTCCCTATACTTAAGTACACTAAACAAACTATCTATTCGCTTGCCCATAACAACTTCCATAGCTCTGTTGTACTCTACCATAAGGCGATTATACTCCTTCTGAAGAGTCTGCAACTGCGTCTGAAGATTATTTGCAATGTCTTTAACTTGATCATAAGTAAGCTTTTCCTGCTGTTTTGCTTCCATGTTCTTTCCCATAATTAAAAATTTTTACCATATTTAGCTCTGTAGAGAGCATTCCATTCATTAATAGACGTTGTAGATATATCTGTACTACCACAATCATTACAATATTCAGAGATGCCTGATTCATTATAGGCCATAATTGCTAAACTAAGGCACTTTTTACAGTAGAATACAGGCTCTCTATTATAGTCCTCTTTACTCCACTTAACCTTCTCAAAATCGGAAGGAGACTCTAAAGGAGGACATTTAAGCTTAATTAATTCTCCTTCCATTGTTTAAGATATTGATTAAAATCTATTTTTCTAAAAGCGTCAATAATTCTTAATTCAGTAGAACTAATATTTTTCTCTGTCATATCCTCAGATTCATCACTTACTATAAAAAGTGTCTGAAATCCTTTATCATATAAGAGCTGAAGTTCTAGACCAATAGATACTTTATTATTTTCAGCTGAGAATGGACCCCATAATATTAACTTATAGGGAGGAGTATAAGCTTCATTAAACGCCTCAATATAAGCTGTTAGATGCTTCATTCTCATTAATTATTACACATTTAGTAGATAAGAACATATATGCTACAGAAAGCGCATTCTCTATAGAGACTCTTGTTACTTTAGCAGGGTCTAAAATATTAGACTCTAAAGCATCTTCATAATAGATAGGCATAGTGTCAAGAATAAGCTTTCTACATGCCATGAGAGCTTTAGCTAAAATATAATATCCTTTCTTCTCTAAAGCCTTAGAGATGTCTTCCTGTATAATGCCTGCTCCTACAACTACTCCTTCTTCAATAGCAGCTCTAGTAGCACATACTGCATCCTCAATCCTATCTTTCTTCTCAGACATTTCAATTTCTGTAGGTGCTCCTACATAAATAACAGCTACTCCACCAGATAATTTAGCAATTCGAGATTTAATATCATCTATAAGATATTTAGGATAATCGTTTTTTAATGACTCCTTAAGCATCTCTACTCTTGCTTTAATTGATTCATTAGCTTCAGTTGAACCAATAATAGTAGTATTGTCTGAAGTCACTACGACTCTTTTAACTGTACCTAACTTAATATCATCTGTTGATGATGGATATCCCTTTAAAGGTATAGTAGGTAGTTTATCGTATACAGGAGATCCTGTAATTATTGAAATATCTTCTAAAAGATCTTTCTTATATTCACCTACACCAGGTGCTCGAATTGCTGCTATTTTAAGCAATCCTCTTTGGACATTTCTAACTATAGCATTAATTACTTCAGGTGAGTAGTCATTAGCTATAAGTAGGATTTCTTCATTGTCTTGTACTATATATTCAAGGATTGAGAATAGATCCTTAACATTATTTAGAATACCATTATAAATTAGTACTCTAGGATTATTTAATACTACTGCTCTATTGGCAGGGTCATTGATAAAATAAGGGGAGATATATCCCTTATTAATCTGCATCCCTTCTACGGTTTCGGCATATGTATCAAAGCCATTAGACTCTTCTAGAGTAATAACACCATCATATCCTATCTTTGATATAACATCTGCAATTAGCGTACCTATAAATTCATCCCCATTAGCAGAAATAGTAGCTATATGCTTGATGCTATCCGGAGTATCACCAACTTTGGTGGCTAGGGATTTAATAACCTCCCTAGCGACCTCGTTGGATTTCTCTAACTCTGCTCTTATAGCTTTAGGATCTGCACCTGCAACAAGTTGCTGATAGATGAGATTGATTAAAGCTTGAGCGATGATAGTTGATGTTGTAGTCCCATCTCCTGCCATATCTGCTGTCTTAGCAGCAGCTTCTTTGACAAGCTGTACACCTACATCATATAGTGGCTCTGAAGAATTTATAGCTCTGGCTACAGTAACACCGTCCTTCGTAACCTTCGGATAGTTATCCTCATATATAACTACTGTATTACCTTTAGGTCCGAAGGTAACCTTTACAGCATCTGCTAAAAGGTTAACTCCTTTCTTAACCTCAGAAAGAGCATCTAAGCCAAATACTATATCCTTACTCTTCATATTAAAGAAGCTTACTAATAAGTTTATTCATTTCAGTAACAGCATCTGCCAGTTCCTTAACTAAGGCTTTTGAATCAGCAGGACTAAATTCATCTTCTGTTAAATCTTCAGGAACTTTCTCATCCTTTCCCTCATTAATACATTCTCTATGAAGAATAAACCAAGACATACTGTGAATATCCTCTTGTGAGGGAACATATTCTACTACTCCAATAGGAGTCACCAGCATTAGCATAGGCTTCTTAGGATACTCACAATCTACGCGAGGTAGGACTTCCATAATTACACTGCCGGTTGAGGCATATTTGGACTTTGTCATGACTAGATTGTCGGGGTCCTCCAGAATTTTACCCAAGGCTTCGCCAAAGGTGTAATACTTTCTTCTTGCTTCCATAATTAATTATTGATTATTTCTCCTTATTTACTACTTCCTTGCCAAACTTATCAATAGCCCAGTAGGAAGCGATACCTGTAGCATAACTGCACAGACTCAACAATGTCCCATAAAAAGGGACAATTTTAATCATTGCGGCAACAACTAAAACAACAGCTGTGCCAATCCCAATTTTAATCCAAGTTTTCTTGCTCATAAAGTTAAAATTAATTAGCTGGGAGAACAGGATTCGAACCTGCGTAACCTTGATTAACAGTCAAGTGCCTAGACCATTCAGCCATCTCCCAAAGAAGGAGTTTTATGGACTTTGTAAAGAACTTTACATTACCAAGGGTACCCCCTAACCCGTGCCAGCAGAGAACCTGCTGCATTTGACATGAATAATAGTATTTATTGACAACCACCCATGTAGTGCCACACGATCTCAACTACTTCTTAACCTTACCTTTACCTTTCTTCTTACAAGCCATATCTCTTATCTTTTAAATTTCTTGCAATATACGAAAAATATTTGATATTTCCAAATTTTTTAGCAATTATTTTTAATAATTTCTAAATATTTTTGAAATAGGATTATCATAATATTCTTTATTTAGATAAGTAGCAACTTCTTTTCTTCTATCTAAATGAGGCTTTCCTGGTCTAACATAATTTTCGGAAATAATTTCTACTAAATCAGTTAAAGATTTAGAATTATTAAAAAAAGATTCTTTAGCTTCTCTTGCTGTATCAAACCCATTGCTTTTCCCTCCATGTCTCCATTCTCCTCGTTTTAAACCAGCAACATTAGTTGTGATATATCTAGCTTGCCTTTGTAATTCTGGATCTAATACTCCATCAAAATCATGAATAGGTTGAAATTCTTTTAAGCTAGCTTTACGAGAAGGATCTGTAAATTGGATAAGACCTTCTCCAGAACCTCCTCCTATTTGTTGCATGTGAGGATCTGCTCCACTTTCAACAATATAATTACTCATTAAAGCTATAGCTTGATTATGGGTTAATCCAGATCTTCTATGTTGATTATATAGATAATCAAGATTTCCTCTATTTTTTCTAATATAATTACTATCCCAAGTACTTGATAATTTCCCCCCATCATCAAAACTCTTTACTCTACGAAGTGTAGGTGTATAAGGAGAAATAGCATATTCCTCAGGTCTGAGAGTATAATATCTCCCTGTAGATGAATCAATATAAAGGCTATAACCATCAGCCTTATCCTCCCTTATAGCCATACCAAAAGTAGGATGTTTGGGATTTTTAAGAATCATACCAGTTCTCGGGTCTCGCGAAGCCCAATGCTTAGATTTAGGATCATACATATCACCTACTTCTTCAGCAGTCCTATAATCATAATACTGGTCAGGATTATCATACTCATCTCTTAAAGGACCACCACTTACGAACTTATTGTAATGATCCCTCATAGCACTAAGTTGGGTCACTCCATTTTGTAGATAGGTTTTCATTAAATTAGACCTATCTGACACTGATAACTCTTCCCATCTCATCGCACAACTCCCCCTAATTTATCTGCTGATCTCTCTACAAAAAACTTGTAATAATCATAACGCTTATGATAATGATCCTTAATCCTGCAAATAATATTATGACATCCACTAAGCAATCCTACAGTGGGCAAATACAACGGACCTAACCACTTACTTTGTACCCCATGACCAGCCTCATGCTTAATAGAATTCTTTAAACTAAGCCTGATATTCTTGTTATTCCAATCATATCTATTGTAGTCTAATAGTATATAATAACCTAAGGAAATACCCCCAGAAAATTTATCGTAGATATACACTTCTTGATCCCTATACTCAAAGGTTTTTAATCGCGTCTTCTCATAAAAAGGCAATAGGATAGCCCCTAATAAACTCTGCGGAAACTCCCACGTCCAACGCCTAATCTTTACTAATGTATTCATCGTCTCTTAAGTTTATGCCGCTTACTCAACTTTACTAAAATTCTATAATCTGTAGATACCTCTACTAAATTACCATCCTCATAGGTTAACCGTAAATCTAAAAAATCTTTGGACTTCTTAATCCTTACGTAATCTATAGAAAGATCGTAATCCTCAACCTTAATCTCTCCTACTTGAAAACTCCTCCTTCGCATAATGCATGCCTTCTTTAACATACTCAAAAAACTTATTTAAAGTAGCCTCACTTAAAGGATACTCCGTAGGTCCCTCAATAGGGTAGTCTCGTAAAAACTCTTCAAAATCTTCTAGTGTTAGAACCTTCTTACGATCGCTCATAACTTAGTAAATCATTAATTCTTGCTACTTCATGAATAACCTCACCTAAATGCTCGGCAATGCTATCATAAAAGTAAAATTCTCCATTAGTAGTACTGCGACTACTTAACTCCCTGGCTCTAGACTGCTCCTTCCTTAGAGTATCTATTACCTTCTCTAAATTATTCCTCTTGCCCATAAAGTGAATTTAAAACTTTTGCAATATACAAAAAATTTCCCATATTTCCAAATTTTATAAAATAAAATTTTTTTTCTACAATAAAAATTTTTTCCGGAGAAAATGTTTGAGGGTGACATATTCCCCACTTAGGCCCCCTCCCGGCTCCCTTTTGGGGTTCTCCCCCCGTCAGGTTTCTTAGGAGGGTTAAAGAAGGCGACCCGGCCAGCCTTCGGAGGACCGAACGATCAGTGCATCTTGCACCGTAGTTACGGAAACCTCTTGGCCTAATCGTAGCCTCGCCAACACAAAGCAGGTTACAACGTATCATAAACTTATCAAGTTATGGCAAAAGCTGATATTCTCGGCAAGCTGTATGCGGTGAATCTCCGGAAGGACGAGACGGATCTGGACATCGTGATCTCTCGTATCGAGCCGGTCTTCAAGTCCACCGCAAAACTCGATGCCAATGGTGAGCCCACTGGTGATCGTGAGTTCGTACGTGACGAGCAGGGCAATCCCGTTGAGGATCCTCGCCGGCGTCGTATCTTCTTCAAGGTTGAAGGGGATGACACGCTTCGCAGTCAGTTCGTGTTCACCAACACGTTCACCGACGGTAAGGTTCCGACCATCACGGACTACAAGAAGGGTCTGAATGCCCGCATGACAGTCTGGACGGATGACGAGGATCGCATCCAAGTCTCGATGGTTGCCTACAATCCTGGCGATGCTGTCGTAGTCGCCGCCAGCACTCTCGAAGCTCTGAATTCGGGAAAGGTCAACTTCGCTCTGAAGTAGGCCACTTCTTTCTCCTCACACTCATCACTGGGTGTGGGGAGATATTTTTTGAATCTCTCCAAGTATGCATTACCGTAATTCAAGTTTCCTATCATAATGGACAATACTTGTATTAGTGTGTACTTACGATGGGAAAATTAATTTCCTATCAGGATAAATAGTCACTCCTTACGTACGCGTACAGATCTAATGTGTAAGTTAGTACTACGACTACTATAATAGTCGTAGATATAATTTTACGCGATGGGAGTTTAGCATTCTCTAATTTTCATGTCGTGGAAGTATTTAAATTTCACCCCAATTATCGGAGGTGTAAGCATCACCTTATTCATGCTTTAGGATTAGCTCTCTACAAGGCTGGTATTACTTCTGGTACATACTATCCTAATCCTCTTGGATCTGGAATACTTCATGTAGTAGCTGCCGATGCCAACAATAACATCCGTGCTGCTGTCGTTGTTAAACCTGGTATTAAAGGTAGAGCTTCTATTCCCGTAGATTATCTCCAACTTGGTGATGGTATCAAAGCTTTTGCTCTAACTGCATTTGAAGATATCAATCCATTAGTTGATGAGATCTCTCAACTTCTTAAACTTGGAGAGGAGAATTAATCTTCTCTCCTTACATTTCTCAGTAATTTTATATGATTTGTGAGAAGTGGAGTGAGAGATTATCTCCCCAATACCCTTATTTCGCATTTTAAGGTACTTTTTACGGCCTCAAAATATATTTTGGAGTAACTGTTCATTTGGAATATTTCAGTCAAAATTTCATACCTTAGAATCATTTTCGTATTAATCTTATGTAAAAGTATGTGTTAATAGCTGCTGATATACTGTATGGAATTTGTTCACTAACACTTAAATAGTGTACTTATCGAGCCCTAATGATGAGTACAGTTATTGATATTGCCCGATGTCAATAACGTCCCAGCCTGGTGTAGGTTGATCCCTTATCCAGGCACACTAACTCATAGGCTTTATAATAATAGAGTCTATGAGTTTTTCACAGAATATTCACTTCTGATAAATTTAAAGCAGTTTTACTTTCACATAGTGTCAACCAGAAAGATTTTAATCTTGCACTAAATGAGTGGAGTAGACACAGTTTAGATTATTCTTTAAACAATGATTTTAAATGTATTTGTGGTACTCACTACATACATAAGATTGTTGTCATAAAGAATAATCTCAATGGGAATTTGCTTCGTATAGGCAAAGATTGTGCTCATAACATCATGTTATATAACATTATAGATAGTGATTTTGTAAGGGCAAGATCGCGAGCACATCTTAACACTATAGGAGCAACTTTAATTCCCACTAACAAGGATTATATTGAGCAATTGTATGAATATTATCATATTTTAAGCAAATGGGAATACGAGTTTTTGTCAAGTATTTTGGCTAAATTATCCTATAATAAGCCATTAACTGAGAAGCAGCTTTATTGGGTATTACGGATTCAAGCTAAGCTAAGTAAAACTCAACCTAATAGTGCTCCCTATATTTCAAGAAAAGAATATCTTATGTTAACGAGAAATAATAAACAGTAGTATCCATTGAGAAATGTTTACCTACTGGTGCATACTGTCCACGTTCTTTAAACCGTATTTGGCACTTTTAACTGTCTCACATAGGCGGTATGCACAATCTTATATCATCAAAGGCTGATTATAGTGTCTAAGATGAATATTACCTGATAATATTAATAGTTTGCAGATATTAATGATAAACAGGTAGGCTAACTGCAATAGCTGGGCTTGAAATGCGGTCGGTGTATGACTAATTGTCATAGCTGCCTCATTGCCCGAGGTAATAATTTTGCCTTGACCTCAGGATTCCTGATAGTCACACACCCTTAGATTAGTGTGATATATGGAGAGCTATTTTGTCACCATTATAACATTGTTGGTGACACCTTAGACAGGGGAGTTCGAATCTCCCTACAGGAACTAATTTAATAATTATATTAAAATGAACTGGCATATCCCCTCAAGCTTATACCTTGTAGAAAGGGTAGTTGGTTACACGTGGGTTCAAGTCCCTCTGCCAGTACTAAATTTTAATTCTATGATGTTATTATTTCTATTCCTAATGTATTGTATACAGCTATGTGCGTTGATTAATTTAGCCGAGTATAACATACCCGACTGGATTAAATTTTGTGCATTTATTCCTGTAATAGGGTTAATAGCAGAAATTATAGCTGTACTATTCTACAGAACTTAATCTCTATTAAGAGATGAAATATTTCATTTATCACGGACTTGTATCAAGGATGCAAGAATGTCGGCAGTTCGTCCTCTGTCGTATCGAAAAGGGCCCTTCGCGTAATCATAATGGTACGATTGTGAGCCATGCAACCTATAAAAAGGGCTAAATTAGCCTATTCTACGGTTGCTAAGAAAGCTTTGGTATTATCAGCACTCAGCAAGTACAAGCGTCCTAAAAGACCTCGTATTAAGGCTGGTGAATATATCAGAGTCTTTAGCAAATTGGTAAACATCTCAGAGATGCCTGCCTTTTTGAGAAATTAGCAAATTATTACTGTCTAGATCCGAATTATTTAAACTTGCTTTGAATGTAGCAGTCCCTGGATAATGGCTCATAAGACATACAATCTGGAGTCAATGTAGAACACAACTTATTAGTCTATCAGCTCGGTATACTTCGTGAGATACCAGTGCCAGCGTCACCCCTTTAATGCGGCAGATAGTTCTAATGGGAAGCAGTTAACTAAGTCAGATGCAGTAATTTTTTTAATAATTTATTACACAATCACTAACATTTAATTACACAAATCATTATGCTTACCATTATTCCCAATTCAGGAAAAGCTTCACCGAAGATGCGTTTTGACCTCAACATGGACCTTAAAGGCTGTTCTTACAGCCACAAGGTCATCGCCAATCCCAAGACTAAGCAGCCTCTCTTTCAGGAGCTGATTGGCATTGACGAAACGAATATGGGGTTTCAGCGACTCTCCTACAACTGCAAGTTTTTTGCCGGAAAGAAGCCTATCTCCTACAAGAAATTCATGGAGAAAACATTCAACAACTACGTTCTAAACCAGGCCAAGAAGATGGCCAACTAAACCATCATTATCATGTCAAAAGCAAGAGGAGCAAGTGCAGCACGATCTGCACGACGTGGTACAAATATGTACAAAGTACGCCCCAGTAATGTAGGTAAAGGCAAACGATTCAGCCGTATACAGGTTATTTCCACATGGGATACTCTGCATCATAAACCTATTAATACTAAGATTATCTATCACTTTAACGACCAGCACTATTAGTGTATGATCACCGTTAAAGTTCTCAAATACGAGGATCCTTCTGCCCTGAATATATTCGGGGTAGGAGACCTTGTATATTGTACTAATGACTCTATAACACTTAAATCTACGAGAAATGACTAAGGTAAGTATTGGTTCTCATGATAAACCTAAGTTTAACATAGGAGATATTGTAACCTACAACTTAGCAGTTTTTATGGTTACAGATGAATGTGAAGGTGCGATTGACACAGATAAAAATGAGTTTGTGGGAGTAGTATTATACACTGGTTGTCCGGACTATCAGATCGGGGAAGTTATAGTATTAGAAAAAAGCGTATTCTCTGCCTTTCATGGCACTATCACCATTAATTCTGATTTATAATGATTTGGATCGTTTTACTCCTTGCCCTGGTAGCAACATTTTGCTTCCTGGACAACTTGGTACAAACCTTAAACAACCCCAGGGATGTCTATGAACCTGGCTTAAGTACAACAGCAACCTATGAGAAGTACCAAAAGAAGAAGAATGCCCTGGCTATAGATCGCATGCTTTACATGTGGGTTGCAGCCTTATTCTGGATAATATTCGTATGCCTTTCGAATTAGTATCCATACTAGCTTTAATTATTATCCCATTATTAGTACTATTACTTATGAGAGTAATAGATATTGTAATGGGATGGATTATTGCTTTTATTCTCAATTCTAAGAGTTTAATACTTACTCTTCTCACTTTACATGAAAAAGATTCAGAATTTAGAGATAATGAGCATACCGCTCCTTAGCTCCTATCTAGCGAAGCATAAGAATGTCTTCACTAGAGATCGTGTTCTTCAAGACATCGGTCGATTTCTGACATTCCGTGAGTTGCAGTTCCTCCATAAGAATCATGGTATCAGTGATGCTGAACTGGGATTCTACATGGATATGAAAGCTCAAAATTCTTTCACGGAGAATCAGTTCAAGAAGATCCAGGAAATTCACGCAAATCTGAAGTAATCATGAATCTCACAGATCTCTTACTTTCCTGTCCTGTACTCTATCCCAGTACTAAGGATGGTGAAGGTAATATTCTGGTTACTGATGACCAGGATAATGACTATTCAGTTGGTGTAACCCTGGATTACCTACCTGAAGATCACAAGTGGGTTGCATCCTACAGTGATTTTATCGAATCAACACCTACGTCTGACCCTGAAGCTGCTGTAGTAGATCTACAGAATAAGCTGAAGGTTAGAGGTCTCATGTAGGTATAAAGAAAGTGGTTGCTTGAAGCGTAACTAAGACAGCAACAGCCATTGGATAAATACGTAATTCATGAATGGCAGGTGAGGTGACGTAGCTACTGCAGGAAAATGGCAGAGTAGATTGAAAGAGCTCCTCTTGATAGCAACCTGAGGCAAGAAGCTAAATAGCTATCTTTTTATTAACTGGAGAGTTGTCCGAGTGGTTTAAGGTGACAGTCTTGAAAACTGTTGTACAGCAACGTACCGGGGGTTCGAATCCCTCACTCTCCGCATATTGGGAGAAGTGGAAGTATATTTAGTAATATTAACTATTTAACTTTCACTACTATGAAAACAATTTCTGAAGAATTTGAAAGACTTCTACGTGAAACTGCAAGAATCCAAGAAGAATGCTTAGCAGTAGCTGAAGAAATTAAGCAGTTACTCAAATCCTACAAGAGTAATTGTAACCACTCTGAGACCGAGGAGTGAAAAACTTGGTGAGTATAAACCAGTAGGTTTATTGCCTAGTAATGGCAAAGGGTTCCTATATACTATAAATAAAACCCTGAGATAATTACCAGCTAGTAACTGAGGATATATGTCGGTCTTATATCCTGAAGCACAAACACTTCCTTTCGAGGGGTAGGGTGTGAAAGCCCTACCCTTTTTTAATGAAAAATACTGTAATTTATGAGAAATATAGGAGAAGTTTTTAAACCTGCAGGTTGTAATACTTGGCTTAGAGTTGCAGAGGCACATCCGACTCTATGGTGCTTTGCAGCAGAAGATACTACAAATTATTGCGTATTTAGGACAGGCACAGGCTGTATATGTACTGGGAACTATAAGAGAGATACAGACGAATGTGGTAGAGCTATAGGAGAAGGTCCTCGTATAATATTCCTAAGGACTATAGCTCCTATTGAGGTTACTACACTAGGTCCTCGAAAGTGTATCAAATGTCCTAATTCTGTAACTACAGTAGGTAAGGAATATGAATTAGAAGTTATAGTAGGAAGTAATAACTTTCGTTATATCGATGATATAGGAGAATATACCTATATTCTAAAAGAGGATATACATCTGTTCTTTGCGCAACCTTAACAATCGGGCTCCCTTAGCTCAGTAGGATAGAGCAACAGCCTTTATGCAAAACAATATTAAAAATCAAGGAGCCTTGCTTTGGAATATCAGGAAACTTGTGAGTAAAGGTGATTACATTTATGCTATAGTACCAGAACATCCATGTGCTAACAAACATGGATATGTTCTTTTACATAGAATAATTATGGAAAATCACCTTGGTCGAATTCTTGATAATAATGAAGTTGTACACCACATTGATGGAGATAAGAAACATAATATCATAGAAAACCTACAGCTCATGACAGCTGCTGAACATGCAAGATTACATGCTCAAAAAGGGAGAAAAATGATAATGTTAAAATATCCAGAATGTGGAAAAGAGTTTGCACGAGAGAAAAGACAAACTCATTTAGGCAAAGGTCGAGGAATCTATACTTGCTGTTCTGTAACTTGCAAAGGTAAATTTTCTCGAAACATACAACTTCATGGAATAACAGAGCAAGTGAAGAGCGCTATATCGGGGAATATCCTATTTGAATTTAATTCAAAGGACAACCCCGAGGGAACTCACTCACAAGAGACTCCGTAGAGACTATACGCGCTCCACCTGAAATGGTGAAGAGATAGTCCAGCCCACAACACTTATTAGTGGTCATAGTAATATGATGTGGGATGCTAAGCTGTGGGTCACAGGTTCGAATCCTGTAGGGAGTACAAACATTCAAATTTTACATTATGGAACAATCAATTACATTCCTTTGTAAGGATGCTGAAAAGCGCCTTAAGAAATCAGAGATTCTGACTGACGAAGCTCACCAGTTGATTCTGGACTCAATTAAAGAAGAAGATCTTGCCCCTGACACCGAGTTAATCTTGGAGATTGACCTTAGTTATACATATGGTTGCATTGCAAGACTTTTCATTAACATTCCTGATGCACATGATGCATGTGACATAGGATATTACAAGCTTCCTGACTGTTGGCATAAGTATTCTCAGAGCCGCGATATGGGTCATGGTGACTTTAGCCATCCTGCTGAATGGGCATCAGTATTTCGTTAACGTAACTAATATGGAACCTTATTTAGCAGAAGATGAACTTACTGATCAGGAATGTTTAGTATCTCTCGTTAGTATACTTAACACTCCTATTGGTAAGTGTAAACACAATGAAACTGTGAACTACTGTGTTAAAAGAGTCCTTGAAGCAATTGAAAACGGGGCTGTTTTAACTAAATAAACTCTTATGGGCTCGGATGGAGAAATAGGTAAACTCACTTGATTTAAGCTCAAGCGGTCTGCAACGGCCTTGCGGGTTCGATCCCCGCTCCGAGTACAACTTATTGTACTATAAGTTCTGTCAATGTTTCAAATTTCTTACCCTGGGTTAGCTGTGAAGCTTGTCCCAGGTTTTTTAACCAGAAACTCTTTTTAACTTATATAAGTTATGAAAATTTATCAAAAGACCAAATTCCACCAGAGTGGAAAGGTAGTAGTCTGTGTCATGACTGCTAGAGTAAAAGCTATGGGATTGAACTACAGCGCAGGTACTGTACGTGGTATTGCGCGATGTGCTCCTGAAGATCAATTTGACCTTAAGAAAGGTCAGATGATTGCAGAGTCGAAGGCTACTCAGAAGATGTACAATCGTATTGGCTCGAATCTTAACAAAGCTCTTAAGGTTACTGCCCAAGATCTCGACGAAATCAAGAGTGAACTTGCAAAACTTGCCAGCATGAAGGATGTCGAAGAGCGTCATTTCGATGAAATTTGTCACTGAAAAATAACTCTCGAACAATTCTAGTAATAACCACTCTTAGGACAGGAGTATAACTTGTCCTATTTTGCCCGAGTACGCTAACTGGCAGTGCGAGTAGATTTAGGATCTACTGGTTGTGAGTTCGAATCTCACCTCGGGTACTATTATTAACTAACACACAAAATGCATTTATATGTAAGAATCATTCTACTCTGGATTATACTCTGGGGTATCCCCTACATTAGCCTTAAAATCCAATGGAAACATTACAAAGCTAATGACGGGCATATAATTTACAAATATTGGAAAGAAGATAAAGCTGCTTATGAGATATTTATAGCTATATTTAGTATAGGTTTAATACTTATAGGTTTAGCTGCATTCGTATTCTTCCTCCTATGGTTCTTTCCTGAATTTGAAGAGTTCGGCCAATAATATAATTACCCACTTTCGAAGATACTTACTACTTGCTTACTACACGAACGTAGATGACTTTAGCTCTGATTGTGTACAAATCAACTAAGGAAGAGGCTACTCAGTACTGGAACAGGAGTAAAGTCTGATTCCACAGACGTTAAGTATTGTAGATTATATCAGAGAGAGAGTTCTTCTACTATAGATTACAGGTCTTGAGATATACCAGTTGGAAAATGCTGGAGTGGGTAATTTTTAAACTAAACAGTTTTATGAAAGTAGATTTTTCGAAAGTAAAGTATGACAATCCGTGTTTGTCATGCTCTCATACAGACATTATGTACTGTCACAACTGTATCCACTATCTGGGTAGGTACCGTAAAAAGGTCTAATCTATGAGCAAATTATACGACGCACTTCAAGATCAGTTAAAGACTGAGCATAAGAAGGAAGCTGAAGATTGTATTAAAATATACAATGTACTGAAAGCTATAAGTAGAGAAAAATTTTGATTACTCAAGATTAGAAGATGAGAGTCTTGAAGGTGTAATTGATACAACCCCAATTTGCGAATGAAAATCAAGTTCAATAACAACAAGAAATACTGGTATAAACCAGGGAAAATTTAATAGGCATAGAGTATGGTGCTCTACGCCCTATTATTCAACTCCAGAGTAAACAGGGAGTATAAATAAAGGTTGCCTCGGTAGATAGAGATTATCTATAATGGCTTTCGGGCTTAAGTAAAAGACCAAGTGAATCTTAATGAGTAATGATTATTACAAAGCAGCTCAGCCAAAGCATTAAATGAGTAACGATGCTACCAGGTGAGTTAGGTGAAATTCCTACAACAGATGATGCTACGAATTGTAATGATATAACCTGGATCATTAAGTACTTGCCCAAATCGAGAGTTGGATTTTTCATCTCCTCAATGACTTGGTAAGAGAAGGAATTTTTATTACTAAAGTAGTGAGCTTGGAGGTAGCTATCTTTAATGAGTAGATGAGTAGCAGTATGTGGTGAGGTATAAGTTTCACAGTTTACTCCTCAAATAAAAACTGTAGGTATACTTAAATAATGGTGAAAGACTAGACTCGAAGTCAGGAATCTGAAATATAAGAGTAAGTAGCTAGTGAAGTCAAGTTAAGAACCTGAAAAGCCGCAGCTGGATTCCCTACAATGAAGGTAAGTTAATGACTTACGGTACTATAACTAGCAATACTTATAGTACTTCTTTAGGTGTAACAACACGCTTTAGTAATATCTAGACTATAGAAGTTTGATCACTCCTATAGTCACCGTTTGCTTCAGAGGCTTAAGTCATACTAAGTAAATCTTGCCTGAATCTAATAAGCTGGAGTTCGAACCTATTCAATGACTTAGTAAAGAGAATAGGATTTTTATATAGTATATGAAAGAAATCAAAGAATATCAAGTGTTAGGAATAGGATTTTTAGCGATAGCTATTCTTGCAGGGTTAATCCTAATTCTTATGTAGTTTTTATTTTAGGGCCTATAGTTAAAAGCTTTAAAAAGCTATTTCGTATTATTGTCAAATTAGATGTATAATGGCTAAAGAGTATACAGATCTTTGTGCATTTAAGAGATTCCTTAAATCTCACAAAATTTTTAATGAGTATAAGAAGGAACTAAGGAAACAGCATCCTCATGGATACTGGTCGAAAGAAATATCTGCACAAAGTAAAAAACATCCTACAGGGCTATATGATATCATCAACTGTAGCCTAAGTTGGGTGAGAGTTAGTGAATTCAAGGATCCTCCAAAAATCCATAGAGCGTGGAATAATTACTGGTTAGATCATTGTAGCATACGCTATTGGAAGAAATTCAGTAACAAATTCCCTGACTATATGATACGAGAATTACATAACAGAGGAAAAATAAGATGACATCATTTACAAATCATTTAATCATTGCTACCTATATAGGTAAAAATGAACATACTTTTAAGGTAGGAAGTAGTTATCTATTGAGGGTAGAATTCAGAGGAACAGGAATATATCCGATAAATGTTGTCTTAGACTATGCTCAACATTATACTTCTGTACCTTACAGGACTATTATAGACTTTTTAAAAGAATGGACTGAGATAGTCACTGTCATAGATCCTAAACTCGTTGAAAAGAGCTCTAAAGTGCTTTATATCGACGATTCTGGGGACTCAGAGCTCCCTTTTGACCAGGAGGATGATGAAATCCTTAAAGACTATCGGAATCCTAAATCTAGCCTGCCTTCATTAGTTATGGATAAACCTTCCACAGATCTTGCGAGAATTCCTGGGAAAATAGTCCTATCTAATGGTGCATGGGTATGTGACAAATGCCGGCAGGTGAACTTCGATCCCTCAGCTGAAAGGTGCAAATGCTGTGGTGGTAAAAGAATCTTATTCGATGAGTAGAGTATTCTTTGCAGCAGATATGCACTTCGGACATGATCGCTTAGCTATAAATAGAAGGAGAATGGATCCTACATATCATAATGAACTTATCATTGACAATTGGAATAAGACTGTCAAAAAGAATGATCTTGTGATTATGGTAGGAGACCTAACCTTTGAAGCACCTGAGCTTATTCCTATGTATCTATCTAAACTTCATGGAAATAAGCTTCTTGTAGCAGGCAATCATGATACAGCACAATGTTGTGATGTAGTCCGCAGTTTAGGTATAAGAGTAGTAGGATGCATGAAGTATAAGGGATTTTTTGTATCCCACATACCTATTCATCCCCTGGAATTTTCATTCAGTCCTAAGGTTCGTGGAAATATACACGGTCATATTCATAATAGAGTTATCATGGATCCGAGATATTTTAATGTATCTATGGACAGAATAGATTTTACTCCTATACTCTTTAATGATATAGAACAAGCAATTATTTTAGCCAAATCAAACTTCATTTAAAATGTCAGAAATTTACTGGATCTCTCGATTAGACTACATTTGTAATTTATTCATTGCACTCTCCACAGTCTTTGGAGTAATAGTAGTTGTAGGAGGATTTACTCTTATAGTTTCAGATAAATAAGATGAGGACTATCCTGTTATTCTCAAGGTAGTAAAGAAGTCACTTTTGATGTTTAGCTGCTCTATACTTGCAGTTATATTTCTTCCTAACACAAAGCAAGCTTACATGATTTGGGGACTTGGAGGAACTATAGATTATATCAAGAGTAGTGAAACTGTTCAAAAACTGCCTGATAAAACTATCCAATGTTTGGATAAGTTTATCGATAAATACCTCAACGAAGAAGATTCAACTCACAATCGATAGTTATGAGCCTCGTAGGTAAAATCTTTAAGCTCCCTGCAAATCGTCAGAGAGCTCATGATGAGTACTTTAAAGTAGAGCGTGAGAACTTTGGTATTCTCGTATGCACAATGTTAGTTCCTGACAGACCTCATCACAAGATAACTAATCTTGTATGTGATCCTTCAGAACTTCAGAATGCAGAAGAAATCACTACTAAGGAGTACTTAGAAGCTATGGAGAAGACTGCATAGTCAGGATGCGGTGTAGTGTAACGGTAACACACATCACTTTGGATGATGTATTTCAGGTTCAAATCCTGACATCGCAACAATTATTAACTAATAATAATATTATTATGAAGTACAAGAAATGGACTGAAAAACGCTGTATTGAGATTATTAAAGTAATGAATCAATTTCCTGATAATCTTACTGCAGGATTTGAAGAATGTGCTAAAAAGTTTGGAGGAACTCCTCTCTATTACAACACATCGTGGTACAAAAGTGGGCATGCCCTCTGTAAATTACGCAAGAAAATGAATAGCCTCGTTTGTACAACTCTGTCGACTACGAGCCCGAACTACAAGAATTCTCCCAGAGTTAATGGAAAATTTCGCTCCGAGAGAGCTGAACAAATAGTGCCCACTACAGCAGAATTCTTCAAAGGATGGATATCTAGCTGTACTAAAGCCTTTCAGTAATGATACCTAAAAAGATTCTTGTAGACCTTACTGAGTATGAATTAACAATACTCATTTGGTGTTTAGAAGAGTGTGGAAGGACTTATACTGAAAGTGCAGATGCCTTACAGACAAAGCTAAGAAATCTTCGCAGTGTTGTTCAGACACAACCTAACTTAGAGGAATAAATGAAGTGTTGCAGTAGACGAGTGGTTTAAGTCACCTCCCCTTCAAGGAGGAGATCGTAGGTTCGAATCCTACCTGCAATACTCTTAACATTTATAATTATGGCAATTACACGTAAAATTGGAGAGGTCTTTAAGATAACAAGCCCTTACTATCCATACAACACAGTATACCTCAAAGTAAAATTGGGAAGTAGGTGTGAGGAATGCTTCTTTTATAAATATTCTCTTTATAATACTTGTAATAAACCTATCAAAGAAACAGGCCTCTGTAGTGCATGCTGTAGATCTGATAACAGAGGAGCTATATTTGTACAAGTTGCAAATAGTGTACCTGAGAATAAGACAACCATATCACAACCGAGCTGTGTCTTTTGTAGAGAAGCAAAAGAATTGAAGTATGATCTAAGTAGCGATGTTTCAACAATCTGCTCAGTACAAGGTCACCTTCCTGACGAGGTTACTATTCATCGACGATATTACTTCCAATATTGTCCTATATGCGGTAAAAAACTGTAACTATGTCACTATCTATAGTAGAAAGAAAAATTGGGGAAGCATTCATATGTAAAGTACGCGGAACCCCTAAAAAAATAGTAGTTTACCCAGCTACTAAAGAAGGTGGTTGTGAAGGCTGTATTTTCCGAGGGCACGAGCCTAATCTTCAATGTACCATCTTAGAATATGATACAGGACCTTGTGATGCAGATCAGCGAGTAGATCATAAGAATGTCATCTTCAAAGAACTGATCCCTGATCAGTTTGAACTCATGAGGACTATAATTTGCAGGTTAGCCTTAGAGTGGTGTTCAACTCAAATTAGTAGAAGACAATTCTACCAAGGGGTGTATATAGTGACTAAGAATCTATATCCTATGGAGATGAATATTATTCGAAATTCACCTGCAAATATCCTCAGGAATAAGAATAATCTCACTCCTTTCTGGAATAAATTACGTGAATTAATTCAAAAGAAAATGAAGCCTATTACTGTCAAGGACATGATTGAGTATCTGGGGACATTAGCTCCAGATTACGAGCTCCATTGCTTCAACGATGGAGAGCCTATCAGAGTTAAAGACTCTACTACTGACCATGAGAAGAAGATCGTGGAGCTCCAGTTTGAATAGGTAAAGGTGCTAGTGTAGCTTAATGGCAGAGCAGCTGATTTGTAATCAGCAGGTTGGGGGTTCGAGTCCCTTCACTAGCTCTTCAAATCACCATATGATGAAAATTATACCTAAGATCGTAGGAGTAATCCTATTTTGTGGGCTTACAATGAAGCCTGCAAACGTTCTCAACAAAGGCAGTACTGATGAGTATTTAGATACCGCAATGCCTAAGTTTGAGATACCACAAGAGCTTACAGTATATGCTGTAAAGCAAGCTTGTATGTACTATAATCTCCTTCATCCAGAGATTGTAGTAGCCCAATCTATATTAGAAACAGGTTATTATACCTCAAGAGTCTGCAAGGATTACAACAATATACTTGGACTCTATGATTCTGCCAATAAGGACTATTTCAAGTTCGAAAATTGGTGGGATTCTGTAGAAGGATATAAAAACTTAGTTCAGTATAAATTAGGCAAAGATTCCTGCACAGTAGAAGAATATTACACTTTTTTAAGAGAACTGCCGTATGCAACGGACCCAGAGTACATTAACAAAATTCATACTATTGTTAGTAGGCATCAAAACACGGATGAAATATAACTTCACAGCTATGAGATGGTTAATTCATTACTTACGACAGGTATTCTGCAAACATACCTTTGTACAAGTGGAGACAGTAGAATACAAGAATCAGGAGGGATTTGTAGTTACTGAGCATAATAATTACATATGCTCAAAGTGCTTATATGTTTGTCATGTAAAAATTAAGTAATGATTCCACTGATAGTATTTTTAGGAATAGCTTTACTTTGGGTAACAGGAGCTATTATAGCTATGTGTGGAGGAGATCCCTCCCCAAGAAAGCTTGACAAGTGGTTTCGAAAAGCTCCACATCACCTTAAAGAACAAGCTACTGGGATTTATAGAGGCTACTATAATGCTGGAAATGATTTTGAAGAATGGGACTATATATGCCTTATTAAATGGCGTACAATGTCCTATAGAGACAAAATTATAGGCTATAGGAAAGCTATCAAAAGCCAGTCTCTATCCCAGGTTACTCCTTATCGTAGGGATAACTTCAATTCATATGGAAGTGAATAACTGCTGAATGAATAAATTACAAGCAACCTTAGCAGAATTCCAAGGAAAGCTGCTAATTCCCCTCAACTATCAGACGTACAATTCGTCGCGTGTTGAGATGATACCCCCTGAGGGGTATATGTACATTGTAGTCCAAGTGACTGAAAACTCTGTACAAATCCCGAGTGTCCAATTTGAGATTTCTAAAAGAGATCTTATGAGGTCTATGAATCGGGATAAAGACTCTCGAATCCCTCTGGTTATATTTCTGGCAAGATTCATTCAAAGTATCCCTGAACTTCTTAAAATTTGTAAGCATCACCACTTAGGTTATGATGCCAGCAAGTATGAGAAACAGCCCTCCCTAAGTGAAGGGCCATGGGTTGATCGTAAACGAGAGGAAGCGTTTATTATCAAAGTTCTAAAGAAGAAACGGGATTGGAAGCACCTCAGAGAATATTTCAATGAGTTGAATGCTAAGAGAATGAAGTTTAAAAGAAAGTAGCTATGCAAATTATTGTGACAGTGAACTTGCCTGTAGCATTTAGTTTGGGCAAAGAGGGTAAAGCATGTTATCGAAAAACTATCGTTGGAGATGATGTGCTAAGATACCAGATGAATAGGTCTGTAGATGATCGCCCTGCATGGATCCTAGACTCTAAAACCTGGAAGAAAATGAGTCCTCAGGATAAGTTAAGAGCTTTCGTAGAGACTTTTAATTTAGGCTGGGGAGTAAGTTACGAATGTATAGAGTAACTGAAGAAACTGATTAGATGATAAGTACATTCAATGGACATAACTATTAAGGAGAAAGCTTACGAATCACAAAACCTATCCTTTAACCAAACTTGTTACTTATTATCTCTAAGGAATAGAATTACTAAGAGTGAGTTTCAAGAACTCCTGGATAAGCGTTATATCTTCATTAAGGATCACATGATTCAACTAAATGGTAAGGGATATAATACTATTACAGAAGCAATGAGACTTTCTCATATTGTTACAACCAATGAAGATGATGTCAAGGCTTTAGCTAAACAAATGGCTGAGAAATTTCCTGCGGGAAAGAAAATTGGCACCAACAAATATTGGAGAAGTAATTCTGCTCTTGTAGTAAAGAAGCTAACTAGCTTTTTGAAGAGATATGGTGAGTTTCCATCGGAAACTATCCTTGAGGCTACTGATGCCTATGTCAAAAGTTTTGGAATTGATACTTCCCTGATGCGAATTCTACCATATTTCATTGAGAAAGATGGCGAATCTGATCTGTTAACTACTATCGAGAATCTCGAAAATTGTGGTGATGACGGAACAGCGTTTGCTGAAACTATTCTTTAATGAGCATATTTGATAGAGTATTTCAGGACTTAATACAGCGTAAGGAAAGGATCTCTAAAGGTCTCCTAAACTGTATACCATGTCCATTTCCAAGATTTAGAGAAGTATTTCCTGGTATTGAACAAGGCAAGTTCTTGTTATTTTCAGCAAATAGTAAAATTGGGAAAACTCAGATAGCAGATAGTATGTGCTTATATGAACCACTATTTTATGCTATAGAACATGATAACATTCACGTTCGTTGGCATTATTTTAGCTGGGAGATGTCTGCAGAACAAAAGTATAGGCAATTCATTTGTCATCTTTTATACAGATTATCTGATGGTAACATTCATATAGATACTAAACAATTACGTTCTGTAGATATAAATAAACCACTGCCTGATGAAATTTTACAATTATTACAAGAAGATAAATACCAAAAATATATTCGATATTTTGAGGAGCATGTAACAATTATTGATGATATTCGAAATCCGACTGGAATAAAAATTTACCTTGAGGAGTATGCTGAAAAAAATGGTAAGATACATTTTACGACAAAAATTTTTTATGATAATCAAGGTACAGAAAAATTCTCACGTAAGATTTTCGATTATTATGAACCTGATGATCCTGAACTTTATAATATAGTAATTTTTGATCATATATCTCTTATTTCTTTAGAAAAGGGATTAAATCTTAGAGATACTATAGAAATGTTCTCAAATAAGCATCTTGTATATTTACGAAACAGATTTAATTACACTTTCGTAGTTATCCAGCAGCAAGCAGCATCTCAAGAGTCCAATGAGAATTTTAAAATGGATAAATTGAGACCTACGGCGGATGGATTAGGAGATTGTAAAACAACGTTTAGGGATGCTGACTTATTCTTTGGATTATATTCTCCGTATAGATACAAGATAGCGGAATATCTAGGTTATGACATCAAATTCTTTAAGGATAATATAAGATTCTTAGAGCTTATTGGTGGACGTGAGGGTGGAGGAGGAAATGTATGTCCTCTCTACTTTGATGGTGCAGTAAATTTCTTTAAAGAACTTCCTCTCCCAAAGGATGAGAAAGGTTTAGCAAAGGTATACTCATTATTAAGGTCCCTCAGAGGTGGTGGAGCTTTAGTTGCAACAACTCTTAGCTCTCTTCATTCCAAATTTAAACTTTATGGCAAAAGTAGTAGGAATCTTTGGCTTTTCTGGAGACGGAAAGACTACTAGTACTATCATTAATCCTGATGGTTCTATAGATCTGTCTGCTGAAGGTTACAAAGGGATCGATCCTAAGAGTCATGGTATTCTTAATATCGATCAAAAAGCACTCCCCTTCCCTGCATCATTAACAAAACAATGGTGTAGCGCGAATAAGAACTATAGAGAGACTTGTGATATTGACACAATCATCAAGACTCTTAAAGCATGGGCACAAGATCCCAATATTAAATCTTGTAGTGTTGACACTATTAATAGTTATATCACATTTAAGGAAATGCTAGACCGTCGTAAGATGAGTTTTGACGCATGGAGAGACATGGCAATTGATATTGTAGATCTTATCAATACAGCAAATGTTATTCTACGTGATGACCAGATATGTTATATTATGGGTCATGTAGAATTAATAACTGATATTGATGGAGTAGATCGCAAAGCACTTGCTACATCAGGTAAAAAGCTGAAGAAGATTTTTCCTGAGTCAATGCTCCCTATAGTACTATTTACTCGTATAGAACCTGGTCTTGAAGGAGATAACAAATACTACTTCGAGACTAAGGCAAATCACAGTTCTGGTAAAACTCCTCTCGGAATGTTTAAGGATTTCTTAATCCCCAACTCTCTGAAGTTGGTAGATCAAACAATCCGGGAATATTATGATATGAAGTAGCTATGGTTAACATTCAAAAGATGCTTGAAAATTCCAAGAAGCCTTACTTAACTAAGTTAGGTACTTTGGAAAAGAAGAAAGCTGCATTTCTTGAAAAGATTGATTCTGATATAAAAGAAGTGACAGCTAGACTTGAATCTATAGATAGTGCAATCGAAGCTCTCAATGGCTCACTGACTACTAAGATCAAGGAAGCTCCTGAGGAGCAAATTATGGACCAAGAAATTGATCCTTTCGAAATTAAAGTAGATGACAATGAATAAGAAAGAACTCGTATTGATGGCTATTGCTGCAGGTAAGCCTGTTGCTAAAGGTAATGCATTTCCTGTGTACACTGGTGTGGTATCAATGAAAATTATTGCTATTAACCCTAACAAGAAGGAGTTGGAAGCAATCTATGGAAGACCCTTTGAGAACGATCCTGAGTATCTCGGTGTAGATCCTCGAACTGGTATTAAGCGTCTTCGTATAGATTTCATTGGTAAAACTATTCCTGAGAAATGTAATGGTATCGAGATGACTACTCGTATCACTACGTGGGTAAGTGATGCTGTTCAGTATAATGCTGACAAGTCTAAGGTTAAGGTAATTAATCCGTATGGACAAACAACATGGCTCACTAAGGAAGAATTCAAGGAGAAGCGTTTACCTGATAATGTGCCTGCATCCATGTTCCTAATGGAGGACCCCCGCCCGTGTCTCATAGGTGAGGAAAGACTTATGCGAATAGTGCAAGCCTCAGTAAATATTCCCAGAGTTGTAGCAGATTTTGCTACTGGGGAGCTTATCAAGAATAAAGCCGATGCTAGCTGTAGATTTGATACCCTCAAAGATATGATAGGCAAAGGAAACCTTGTTGAGCTGAAGAGTATTATTCCGGCTATGAAGCTTTTCAAGATGGGTGCTGGAGCCAGAACTACGGATGATAATCGTGTCTATCAGGACTGGTTCATAGACTATCCTATGAAGGGAGGATCTAATGACATGAAGTATTATGATGCTGCCCTAAAGAAAGCTAAAGCCAATGGTGCTTATCCCAACACAGACTTTGGTGATATGCCTTATGAAGTTCAAGAATACGTAGTTAAACCTACGAACTTGAGAGCTGCAGTAGCAGAAGTACCTGTAGCAGTAGGTATGGATGATGACTTAGAAGCTGACTGGTAATGGCTATAGCGAGAGGGAAAGTAGTTGATGTTAAAGAAGAGGTCTTTTCGAAAGTCTCTGAAAGCGATATCCTATATTTCTATCTCGGAATAACACATTTGCCAATAGTAATTTGTAGCCCTTTGAGGAAGGATGCTAATCCTTCCTTGGGGTTACATTACAACAAAAGTGGTCATATAGTATATAAGGATTTTGCTACTGGGGAAGGAGGATCTTTGTATACTCTCCTTATGAAAATACTTAATTTATCATTTGGAGAGCTTATGGAGAATATCTATTTAAACCTCGTAGAATCGACTAACTACACTACTAGTACTCCTATATTACAATATGATAGAAAGAGTGCTAAATCGGCTAAAAAGCCCTCTGTCGTGGATATTCAGGTTGCCCTTAGACCTTGGAAGTCTTGGGACAGAGAATACTGGAGTTCTTATGGTATAACCAAAGAATTTCTTAAGTTCGGAAAAGTTTTTCCCGTAAGTCACATCTTCCTAATACGAGAAGATGAGTCCTGTACTTCTGTACCAGCAGAAAAACATGCTTATGTATACATTGAAGAGAAAGATAACAAGATTTCTCTGAAAGTTTATCAGCCATTTAGTAAAGACTATAAGTGGATAAATAAGCATACTTCTGATGTGTGGGATTTATGGCAACAGTTACCACTGACTGGAGATTACCTTATTATTACTAGCTCCCGAAAAGATGCTCTATGTATATGGTGTAATACAGGAATTCCCTCCTGTAGTCTTCAAGCAGAATCATATCTCCCTAAAGAAAGTGTTATCAAGGAGTTAAAAGGTAGGTTTAAGAATATCTTCATACTTTATGATAATGATTTCAATAAACCTGTGAATCATGGTAGGGAATATGGTAAAACTCTTGCTAGTACCTTTGGGTTACCACAGATTGAGCTGCCTGAAGAACTTGGTGCTAAAGATAGCTCTGATCTATATCAGTTACATGGTAGAGAAGTTTTAAGAGACACAATATTTAAATTAATTAGTTATGAACAAGACCAAACTTGCCCGTTTTGATGATCCAAAATGGACATATGAGCAACTGTGTAAGTATGCTCTTAAGTATAGGAAAATGCTTGCTAGCAAGGTTATTTTTCATCGTAATAGAGATGAACTCGCAGAAGCAATAGAGGCAAATAATGCATATGAAGCTTTTCGCCGGTATAATTCAATTCCTCGGTATTTACTCATTAAGAGACTTAAAGAAGCTCAAAACTTATTGTACAAATAAAATCTAAGTAGGTATCATTCCTATGTTCTATCTAAAAATTCGTTCTAAAAATCACACTGCAAATGGGCTTCGTAGAGTGATCAGGAGTACTAAAAGAGCCCTTCTGAGGCTTGGAAGCACAACTCCTACAGCGGTAGTTTTCCCGTATTTACGCCCAGGAACTGAGGTCCTTGAGCTGAACTCTGTAGACGCATGTCAAATCTCAGGTAACAAAACTTTGATGAAGCAAGCTTTTGATGAAGCACAAGTTACCTCCTCTGAATGGGGCCCTGTAAATGAAGAATGGGATAAATTCCCTGCGATCATTAAACATAACCATTCAAGTAAAGGGAATGGTATCTACTACATCAAAGATCAAGAAGCTCTACGAGATTGGTTAGGATCTCATAATCCTGCTAATCACATCATAGAGAAGTATTACACGTACAACCGTGAATACCGACTTCATGTAACTAAGGATGGGTATTTCTATACCTGTCGGAAGATGCTTCGGAGAGATGCAGAAGAACGTTGGCATCGTCATGATAATAACAGTGTATGGATTGTCGAGGAAAATCCTCAATTCGATAAACCTACTAACTGGGATGCTATCGTAGCAGAGTGTGTCAAAGCCCTCAACGCTGTAGGATTAGATATTGCTGCTATTGATGTCAAAGTTCAATCTGCTGATAAAGGTCAGGATCCTAAGTTTATCATCCTGGAAACAAACAGTGCACCCTCGTTGGGTGAAAGAACCACAGAAGAATATATCAACAAGTTAACACAAATCGTAAATGCCTAATACTATTCTTACAGGTACTGTTCTCTGCTGTGAGGCAGCAATTTCGGTGAAAGTGCTTAAGGGAGATAGGAGCGAATCCCCTTCGTATAACTACGAGCTACACAATAAGCCTTGCTTTGGAATATATTTTAACAGTGCTCCCAATAGCAATGGTCGAACTAAGACTTTAGTGGATATCAAAGCAGATGTCTATCAATATATTGATCAAGACATGTTAGTGAAAAATCATGAAAATAACTACTGTTCTCTGGCTCCTGATCAACTGCATAAGTACCACCGAGAGCTCGAATTTGTGTTCGCTAAGTTTTCTTCTAAAGAAGACACGGGAGTAAAACTTTCTGTAGAGGAGACTACAAGGTTGTATGATCAGGATCGAAACAAGCATGAGGTTAGTTGTCCTGCTATTAAGATCCATGTGGAAGCTAAGAAGATGAGTGCATATCAGTTTCTGTGTCTTCTTACTCTCATCAGATGTTCTTCTGAATATCCAAATGCTCTACTACTCAAAGAATGTTTTAACCTTCAAGAGAAAGGGTATTTCAGGGAGTTCTCTATCATGAGTCTCTTTGCTCTGCTGCAAAATCGTCTGCAGTATTCTTATGACCAAGGACCTATACAGTGGGTAGAGGATAGCAGAAACTATTTCTACAAACCCTCGTGTCTAGAATTCCTTCAGAAGAGAATGATGTGTGATTCTGCAGCTTATGTAGATACAAACTGCAAGGTTCAGAATTTCTATGAAGTAGTTGAAAGAGGTCCTAAGAATAAGAGCAAATTTGTTTTGCCTAAATACACAATGGGCGGAGGTGATGTGACTGGTAAAGAAAAGCTCTTTGATACGAATGCAACCATCACAACTATCTTTGATGGAGACGTTCCAGAAGATCATGTAGAATGTTTTAAGAATATTCTAGCAGCTATCAAAGGTCAGTTTCCTAAACTGAAAGTGGACTATCCTCAAGAGTTAAAATCTTAGTATATGACCTTAGAAGAAATCCAAAGGCTTAATGTTGGATTCCTGAATTTGAGGGTAAATTATTCTGTAGTTCTAGTAAAGGATAACAAACTATGTCGTAGAACCTTTAGGAATAACAATGCTTGCTTCTCAAGTTCATGGTCTTATATAAGAAACTCAGGCTCTCCCAAAGAGTATGACAAGGTTAGAATACGTATTAGTGCTTGTACGGATGCTCAGATTAATATAGCACATAGCCAGGATAACCTAGTGTATCTTAAGGAAGCCCAAGTTATAGAGTGGCTAGATCACTTGTGTGAAATATTTAGTAAATATAGTTTAACGTATAAAATTATACCAGCTACTATATATACAGGCTATGAGTATCATACAGGTGATGCTCTTAAAGGGATACACGTAGTAGTCAAAGCTCAAAATATTCCAGGATTCTATGTCAAATGGATAATGAGCTATGTCAGACTAATATATGAAGGTTCGACTTCGCTAGTGTTAAGAGAAACTTTTACTCTGCGAAATCTTATTCCAGAGTTAAAATATCTCCCACTTCTATCAGCATTCATGTTTGTGAATACAACAGGAATAGATACTCATGCGTTTACAGCGATGATAGCACGAGGATTTAGACATCCCGAAACACGCATATATACTCCCAGAACGTTGGAGAGTATCCAAAAAGTAGTAAATGCACGTAACTTTCCTTATCCTGGTGTATACATAGATAAATGGCATGAGGAAGTATTTTTTCCTAGGAAAGTCCCTTATGAATCCACTGAAGGACTAAGCTTCAAACAAATTGCAGATAAGATATGGCACACCGTATCACATCCTGATGCACCTGCAACGAACAAGCCAGTGCCCTTTAGATTCGATGAGCCAACATATGTCAGAGAGTATGTATTTCAGGATAAGATTCCTGAACCTATTGTAGATCTCTACAAAGCAATGTACAAAGAAATTCGTCCTTACATCAATTAGTTACATGAGAAAACCTATCAAAGTTTATGTTGTTGGCTATGATTGGTGCAACATCACAAGCTTTTTATTGTTTGACTTTGAAAAAGTTGATAATATTAAAGAAGCTGATATCGTAATGTTTACGGGAGGAGAGGATATTAATCCTGCCCTTTATGGAGATGTTCCTCACCCCACAACTCATTTCACGAACAGAGATGACCCGGAGGTATTAGCTTTCAAAGATGCTCCTAAAGAAGCTCTGCTTATTGGAGGCTGTAGAGGTGCTCAACTCTTGACAGCCCTCAGTGGTGGTAAGCTTTTCCAGCATGTTACTGGCCATGGTGGAGGTACAGGAGGTCATAACATTACAACATCTGATAATCGCACGATGAGGATTACCTCCTGTCATCATCAGATGATGAATCCCTACGATCTTCCTAAAGAAGACTATGAGCTGCTAGCCTGGTCTACTGTAAACCTGAGCTCAGCATATTGTATCGGAGCAGGTCCGGTAGAAGTTCCGCAAAACTTCAAAGAACCTGAGATTGTCTATTATCCTAAGACACGTGCTTTATGCATTCAAGGACATCCCGAATGGATGCCTAAGGATCAACCTGTAATTGCATATATTAACGAACTTATTGAAAAGTATCTGTAATGAAAATTAAAGAATTTTTAATCGGCTCAGATCCTGAGCTGTTCATCGTAGACAAATCTAAGGATAATAAGATTATCTCTTCCATTGGGTTGATCCCCGGTGTTAAGGGACATGCCTACAAACCTGCGGAGCTTCCTGAAGGATTTGGCCTGCAGATTGACAATATCCTCGCGGAGTTTAATATTCCTCCTACGTGTTATAAGGAGGATTTTATAGCTCACATGATGGTTATGAAAGACTATATTCGAGACTATGTGAAATCTAAGAATCCGAATTATGATATCTGCTGCAAAGCATCTGCTTTAGTAGATGAGGATCAACTCCAGAGTGATGAAGCAAAATTGTTTGGATGTTCACCAGATTACAATGCATGGCTGGGAGAGCAGAACCCTCGTCCCCAGGGAGATACTACAAATTTAAGAACGACGGGTTGTCATTTTCATATCGGATATGAGGGCCATGATCGTGACACTTCAATGGAATTAGTTCGCATTCTGGATTTGTTCCTTGGAGTGCCTTCAATTCTCATCGATGAGGATGATCGAAGACGACAGCTTTATGGTAAGGCAGGATGTTTCCGATTCACTTCGTATGGTGTAGAATATCGAGTTATGTCCGGATACTTCATCGACTCCCCCAGGCTTATTGGATGGTGTTTTGATCAGATCCTGGCAGCTATTGAATTCCTGAACAACGGAGATTCAGTAGATGAAGATGCTGCAGATATTGTGGATGCTATTAACAATAACAACCGCAAAGCTGCAGAAGATTTAATTAAAAAGTATAAAATTAATTTAGTCTAAGAATAATGTGTGGAATATTTGGATTTGCTGGTAAACTCGGCAATCACGAATTTAATATTCTTAAGTTCTCTATACTTGGAGCAATTAACGATAGCAGAGGGGGTGATTCTGCAGGAGCGTTTATTGATGGTGAATGTGAATGGGGTATCGGCGATGAGAAACTCTTTGCTAATTTTGCTACCAAGAATAAGTTTCTAAAGGGTTACAGAGGAGTATCAGTACAACACGCACTTGGTCATTGTAGGAAAGCATCTGTGGGAGCTAAAACCATCAAGGAAGCTCAGCCTGTATGTATTCCTAATGATGAGGATTCGAAGATCGACTTCGCAATGATTCATAATGGTACTCTTTTGAATCATAACGAACTGAAGAATAAGTATCTCGCAAAGGTGCCTGATCATTTTACTGACTCCCAAATATTCGCCAATGTGGTTTACTATCATGGCTTCAATGTATTAGAGGAGTATGATGGTGCAGGAGCTTTTGCATTCGTAGATTACAGGAAGAAAATTCCTACATTCTACTTATTCAAGGGAGAGAGTCCTCAGTACAGAAGTAGTGTTACTTCATCTGAGGAACGTCCTCTTTTCTGGGTTAAGACTCCTGAAGGAATATGGTTTTCTTCAATTAAGGAATCTCTTGAACTCATAACCTACGGAGATTATGACATTGAAAGTGTTCCTGGGAATACCCTTATCATTATCCAGAACGGTCGTGTTATATTTACAAGAAAGTATGATCGTAGTGGCCGATTTCAGGTCAATTATGGCTCGAAATACTATGCTAAAGACTACGACAGGGAAGACTACTATGGATATGGGTCATATGGCTACAAGAACACATCGGCGGTGGCGACGACTCCGAAGAAGAACGAAGAGGAGCCGTGGTTCAAGGTAGGAGATACTAAAACTTTCGAAGCTACAAGTATTGTAGCAGGTGAAGCAGAGGCCCGCTATGATTATGTCAATAGCAATAAGGTTATCTTCAAACCTGATGGACGTTATTATAAGGGCAAAGTCCTTATGAGTGGTCCCTACAGAATTTCAGAATACGGCTTCGAGAATACCTACTCGAATCTCGGAACTGATGTTGTAGCACGTCCCAAGACATTCTATTTCTTCCAGGGCTTCCTGATGAAAGATGCTCTTTGCATGCATATAGCACGCAGAATCTATGAAATGGCGGGAGACAAGTTCAAGGATACTATGCTTCGGAAGTTGACTATGGGATGTTTCTATGATCCTGAGTTAAAGAAGTTCTACACTCGGAAAGGTAAGTTATTTACAGGAACTTATCCTGTATATTTCACTCTTACCAATCGGGTATACAAGATTCAGCGTGGAGAGATTTATCAATACACAGAGTCTTATAATCCGAATTCCTGTAGTGTATGGAAAACGTACTGTCCACAGTATGAGGGTTCGGAGGTTCCGGTAAAGTTCGCTAACTTGATTGAAAAGTCAGCTAAGAAGATCATGTCTATTTACAACGTTTAACATTAGTAATGTTACAGAGAACAACTCGTATTACAACGGCTTCAGGTAAAAGAGTTCTGAAGTCGAACTGTTGCACCATCAATGGTGAGTACTACATCAAAGAAGAGGAAGCTGTTAAGATCGGAACATCATGGTATCTGAAGCAGGATCCGAGAATCTTCTATGATTATGGCTCACAATCCTGGAGGAAGACTCGTGGTGTTAACATCTGCAAGGGAGTTGTAGGATGGGATTCATCAAATACTCGTCCTATAATTGGAGCTTTTGAAGTAGACCACACTCGCAACATTGATGTTGCTAAGCTAGATTCCTGTGGTAATATTCAAAATATGGTTACGTATATGGATCGGTCTCTTCTCCAAGGGCCGGTCCATTATAACAAAAACCTGGGAATCTACGAAGACACTACTGCACTCAGTCCTATCCTTAAGAAGGTAGAAGGTGTTTTAGCTAACACTATAGGACAGGGTGTATACAACTATTCTTTTAATCAGGAGTATTCTTCAAGTAAACACATGGAGAAGTTCCTCAAATATCCCCGTGATATGAGGATTGATAACCCTATCAATATCCCTGATGTAAAAGAATTTGGAGAGTTCTCCTTTGGTCTAGAGTTCGAAACTGCTGCTGGAAAGTTGAGCCAAGCACAATGTTTTAACTTAGGACTTATTCCTCTGCGAGATGGTTCTATCTCAGGTATTGAGTATACTACTATACCTATGAAAGGACCTGAGGGATTCAATCTCTTAATTAATCAGGTGAAGACTCTACAAAAGAGTACTGCCTTTGATAAGGATTGTTCCCTTCACGTGCATTTAGGAGGCTTTCCTGTTGAGGCTAAATCTATCTGGGCCCTTTATAAGCTCCTGGTGATTATAGAGCCTCAAATCGCTCGTATTATGCCTTCTTTCGCATTTAACACGGGTAAGTTCAAATCAAAGGGTAAAGACTACTGTACGAAGTTGCGTAAGTATCCTACTTTTGAGGAATACTATACCTATTGTTCAGGAGATCGCATGCGCTTTGATGGTAACTTGACATATCCTCATCCTATGGATGAAGAAGACCGTGCTAAGTGGAATATTCATGCTCGCTATGTATGGGCGAATCTTATCAACATGCTTTTCAAAAAGCAAGGTAAGACTGTAGAGTTCCGAATTCATGCTCCGACGTTTAACATTCAGAAGATTATAAACTGGATGTTTATTTGCTCAGGCATACTCCAGTTCGCTATTAAGAATAAAGATCGGTTGCTGAAGAGTAGTATAGGAGCTACAGCGATTACTTTAGAGGATATCATCTCAAATATTTATTCTCATCGTGTTTCGCTGCAGCTTACTGACTATATCCAGTATCGAGAAGTGTTCTTTAAGCAGCTGGCTAATAAGTACAGGGATCCGGCAGGATTAATTGACTTACGTATTGACCAAGAGCAAGACTTCGGGACTAACTTAGTTACCACAGTACAACGCTAAATGAATGTTTGGTAGTTGGAATAAGTTACTAAATGTTGACGCTGTTAAACCTATTCTGTCGGTACTCAATGAAGAGTACCGGCAGTATGAGGTTTATCCACCCAAAAAGTGTGTTTTTGAAGCTTTTAGACAGTGCCCTTATGAGAAAGTAAGGGTAGTTGTTATTGGTCAAGACCCTTATCCTCAAAAAGGATTCGCTACAGGTATAGCTTTTGCAAATCCTGTAGAAGTAAAGAACATTAGCCCTTCTTTAACAATTCTTAGAGATCGAGTCTTTAGAGATTTTGGAAGGCGTAATGATGAGTTTGACCAAACTCTTATATCCTGGGAACAACAAAGAGTGTTGTTACTTAATGCAGCACTAACTGTAAGAGCCCATCAGCCTGAAAGCCACACACATTACTGGCATCCCTTTATACGAGATCTTATCCTGGCGCTTAATCAATATAATCCAGGATTAATCTATGTATTGTTAGGAAAAGTTGCAGAAACATTTAGGAAATACGTAGGTCCTAATAACCACGTATTAACATATCCTCACCCAGCCTACTTCTGTAGGTTAGGATGTGGATTTGAAGCCACCATGTTTACGGATATCAATAAGATACTTCGTGATCTTAATGGTGACGAAATTAAGTTCTAGTGGCTGAGAATAAGAAAGTAAAAAATGCTCAAGGTGTCAGTTATGATGGTATTAACTTCAAAAGTCGCTTAGAATATAACTGTTATAGGCTACTCAAAGATGCAGGATTTGACCCAGCCTATGAGCCAGTTAGATATAAGTTACTTCCTTCCTCAAAATTAGAAGTTGGTAGTATCTATGCTCCCCGAAAGAAGATTCTAATTGAGTACAAAAGTTATCGAGAGATTACTTATACACCAGATTTTGAATTCTTTATAGGTGGAACACATGTATATTTTGACACTAAAGGCAAACCTAACGATGCTTATCCTCTTAAGAAGAAATTATTTCTCCACTACTTAGAAAGCGTAGGAGAGCCCTACGTATTCTTTGAACCTCACAACATTGCTCAAATAGAGCAATCTATAAGGATTTTATTAGATGAATTACGTAAGCAAAATCACCGAACTGTCTAAGCAATGCCTGAAAGATTCAGATGTTCTCAGAGTCAAAAGTTGGCTTGAGCATCGGAATCTGATGTCTATCAAGGAAATAGTTACTTCAGAATTTATTAAGTTTAAATCTAAGAAACCCGGGAGTTTGGAAGATAAACCAATGTATGACGAGATGTTCGCCATCTTTGCAGAGTTAGAATCAACGATCGTGGAATACCTTAGACTTAATGATTACGAAGAGGATGAACTCAACATCCCTTATGATGAAGAGTATTAAAGAACTATCCCTCAACATTAGTGAGCCGGAATATCGAAAGCTAGGAGGCTTCTCGTATTCTATGCTTGCTAAGTTCCTTCGCTCTGGAGATCCCAAAGTATTAGTTACTCCCTCTCACGATGAGTCGGATGCACTAAGATTTGGATCATTAGTAGATTGCTTGATGACTGAACCAGATCTTTTAGAAGACAGGTTCTTCATTACATCTATGAAAACTCCTTCTCCAACAATTACTTCTATAATGTTGTATATCTACAAAAAAGTTCCTAATGCCAAAAGCTTTACCTTTGTACCTAACGAAGTAAAGCTAGAAGCTCTAGATAATTTTGATTATGCAACATCTTGGAGTAGTAAAACAAGATTAGATCGCTTAGATAAGCAATCATTCTATTATACATTGTTGCAAAGAAGTGAAGGAAAGATTGTCATGTCTGAAGAAGATCTTACACTAGCAAACCTATGTGTTAAGATTCTTAAGACTCATCCCTTTACCGAAAAGTATATGGGAGATGAAGATCCTTTCAATCCTAAGATTGAGAAGGTTAATCAGTTAAAATTCTCATCTACATATCATGGGAATCTCATAAGATGTATGTTTGATAGAATTATAGTAGATCATGATGCCAAAACAATCCAGCCTATTGATCTCAAAACCTCTGGTAAGAAGGAGGAGAAGTTTGAGCTCTCAGCATTGGAATGGGATTATTATATCCAAGCATCTATGTATACTCAGATTCTATTAGATGTAATTTCTGAAGATGAGTACTTCAAGGATTTCACAATTCTTCCTTTCAAATTTGTTGTCATTAACAGGTTCGAAAGAACTCCTATGGTATGGTCATACCCGTTTAGTCGTCTAAATAGAAATATTATAGATGATCAGCAAACTTTGTTGCAGAAGAATGGGTATAAGAGTTGGCGTGAGCTTATTAAAGAAGCCGCGTGGCACATTGAGAACAATAAGTTTGATTATTCTTACGAGACTTATATGTCTGGAGGAGAACGAACTATTGATTTTTCTAAATATCTTCGTTAATGAGAAATATCGATGCGTTAACATATTTTAAAGGAGATGATTTGGCAGCTAAAGTTTGGACTGATAAATATGCTCTTCGTAATGAGAAGGGCGAGATTGTTGAGTCTAATCCTGATCAAATGCATCTTCGCATGGCAAAAGAATTTGCTAGAATAGAAGCTAATTATGGTGGTCCCAATAAGCTTAGTGAAGAGCAGATTCTTGGACTTTTCCAAGACTTTCGTTATATAGTTCCTGGTGGATCAGTAATGGCAGGACTTGGAAGTACTGCTGTGGGATCTCTATCTAACTGCTTTGTAATCGGGCAACCTGAAGACTCGTACTCAGGTATTATGAAGCTTAGAGAAGAGCAAGCTCACCTTATGAAACGACGTAAATTCCACCACTGCGTCGCTATACAGTAATGTATAGAAAATAACCCTATTAACTGCTGGAAACTCCTAAAGACGTAAAATACTTACTAATTTATTTGGCAATGTGATAATTTTTACGTATATTGTATAATAAAATTATATAATTATGGACAATCAGCAACTTATTGAAGAAATTTGGAAAGACATCGTTGGATTGAAAATTTCTTAAATAAGCTCAACGACTATCTCGAAAGAGAGTACACTCAAGCGAGTGGAAATATAGGGCCCCTATAGATTTTATGTAGGGTGAAGATATAGTCTAATCTCATACGAGAGTATGAGCTGCGCAAGCGCACTTAGCGTAGCGAACTAAGTGGAATATTATTGGGTGGTGTAGGAAAGGACCTTTCAACACTTCGTCCTTCAGGTGCTGCTGTTAAGAACGCAGCTAAGAGTTCTACTGGTGCTGCATCTTTTATGGATGTAGATTCTGCAATAACTACAGAGGTTGCGCAACGAGGAAGACGAGGAGCTCTGATGTTAACATTGGATATTCGTCATCCTGATATTGAGGAGTTTATCACTAAGAAACAGGACCTTTCTAAAGTTACGGGAGCTAACATTAGCGTTAAGGTTACTGATGACTTTATGGAAGCCGTTAAGAATGATCAAGATTACATTCTTCGCTGGCCTGTAACTACAAGAGTAGAGAATACTGCATTCCCTGATCTTGAATATGGTAAGCTATTATGCCTAGAGCATCCTCGCAAGGATACATGTTATTACTACAAGAAGGTAAGAGCTCGTAAACTCTGGGAATTGTTAATTCACTGTGCTTGGAATACTGCTGAACCTGGGATTATGTTCGTAGATAGACATATTGAATATAGTCCTGATGGAGTATATCCTCAGTATCGTGGAGTATCAACAAATCCATGTGGTCTAATGAATTAATTTCGCTGCATGTAAAATATTACGAGAATTGCTGGAAGCCTGTTAAAACTTATTAATATAAGTGTTGGGGAATCAGCAGCCGAGCCTTATATAATTAATATAAGGAAGGTTCACAGACTATGTACGTAATACTATGAAATCATTTTATGAAAGAGCTGAAGAATTAGCTCATAATTGTATTAGAGTTAAAAATAACAATGTATGTGAAACATTAGCTCTAGAATACAATATTAACTTAAGAGCTGCTCACGACAGATTTAAAAGTTTATTTCATTTACCTATAAGAGATTATATAACTTACATTAATACTCCTAGTAAAGAGGTTTTGCGTGATGCAATTATTCGAAATAATTCACAGGAAGATCTCTTAAAAGATTTAAATATTCACTATAGCTGGATTAGAGGATTATATGATAAATATTTTAAAGTATCTACCTTTAGTAAAGCAAAACAATATTTAATCAATGAGGTTGATGTTATACAATATCATCCTTCCCTAGAAGATAATTTAAGTATTTTAATTTCTCAATATTTAGGAGATGGAAGTTTTGAATTTTATGATAACAGAGCTAGCTTAAAAATTGAGCATTGTGAAAAACAATTTGATTACCTTAAGTTTAAAGTCAATTTATTAAAGACTGCCTTTCCTACAATTCCTGGGCTAGAAACTATTAGAAAGCGAGTTAATGGGAAATATATTTCTTATATATGGAGATCTAATAACATTAGGCATAGATATATGAATATTATTAAAGATACTCCTAAAGAAAAACTCATTTCTAGAATGACCCCTTTTGGATGGTGTCTTTGGTATTTAGATGATGGGAATCTATTCATATCTAAAAAATGTAATCATCTAAGTATTGCTGTCAATAATCCTATATTACAGGAGGCTGCTGTACACGAATTACAAACGTATGGATTTAGTTTCCAGATTTCTAAGTCCCAAATTCTATTGTCGAATAAACTTGAGATTATTAAATTTATTAACTCTTTTATTAAACCTTTTATACATTTAATTCCTGAATGTATAAAATATAAATGCATAGTAAAGATATAGTCGGAAGTGGTTTATTTATTTAAACTATTCTGGAAATTTTTATGCAACCTTACGATAGTTGTAGATTAATTCACCTTAATCTTACTTCATTCGTAAAACACGCTTATTATCCCGATGCTTCTTTAGATCTGGATAACCTGTATAGGGTTGCAAAAATCGCAATCAGGCTGGGAGATGATCTCATAGACCTAGAAGTAGAGGCTATAGATCGTATATTAGGGCATATAACATCTTCTAAAGGTAATAACAGTCGAGAGTTTAATCTCTGGATGTCTGTTAGAGATGCTGCATTATCGAGTAGAAGATGTGGAGTAGGATTCACAGGGCTTGCAGATACTCTTGCAATGCTTAAGACAGGGTTTAATGATGATGGCATCGGCACAGTTGATGTTATCATGAACACTATCTTTAAAGCAGAACTTGAGAGTACTATAGATCTAGCTGAAGAGAGAGGTACTTTTGTAGGTTGGGATAAGGAGAGAGAACTTGCTCATGTAGAAGGCAATGAATGGTATCAAATGGTGGCTAAAACATTCCCCGAACTCTATGATCGGATGATGAAAGTAGGTCGCCGTAATGTATCATTCTCTACTGTTGCTCCTACAGGAACTGTAAGTATTCTTACTCAGACGTCTTCAGGTATTGAACCCGTATTCTCCCTATATTATACACGTCGTAAGAAGTGTGTAGAAGGAGAACCTCACAATTTTGTAGATCAGAATGGTGAGAAATTCCAAGAGTTCAAGGTATTCCATAGACCCTTCCTAGAATGGGCAAGGTTAAAGCTAGACCTTCCTACTATAGAAGTAACATTGGAATGCATTGAGAAGATGTCTGCTGAAGAACTATCTCACTTTATTACTTGGTCTCCCTGGTATAAGAATACTGCCCCTGAGATCGACTGGGATACTCGTCTTAGAATGCAATCAATAGTTCAATACTATACTACTCATAGTATTTCTAGTACCCTAAATCTTCCCAGTAGTACTACAGAAGGAGAAATTAGCAAGATCTATTTCAAGGCTTGGGAATATAATCTTAAAGGAGTAACAGTTTATCGAGATGGTTGTAGAGCTGGTGTACTGGTAACAGATACTAAGCCTAAACAAGTCTTCGAGCAACATAGTGCTCCTAAGAGACCGAAAGTTCTCAATGCTGAACTTCATGTAGTTAAAGTTAAGAAAGTTAAGTATGCAGTAATTGTAGGCTTAATGGAAGGCAAACCTTATGAAACTTTCGCATTTGAGTTAGGAGAAGGAAATTTCTTACCTCAAACTGGTAAGATCATTAAGGTTAAACGCGGATGCTATAATTTTGTAGGTGATCACGACCTCATTATTGAGAATATTCATCTTGCCAATGATAAGCTAGAGGAGAGGTCAAGTTCGATCTACATCTCTATGCTTCTACGACATGGTGCACCTATAGAATATGTCATAGCTACCGCAAAGAAAGTGAATGCAAACATTGCTTCTTTCACATCAGCTGTATGTCGTGTGCTAATGAAGTACTGTACCAAGGATATTGAAGAAGATACATGTCCTGAGTGTGGTACTAAGCTATCACGTGAAGCTGGATGTAAGAAATGTAACAATTGTGGTTATTCACTGTGTTTATTAATGTTAGTAAAATGAAGTTAGTAGTTAATTATCGCTCAGTAGACCCTATGATCAAACCTGTAATTACCAAGAATGGTGAGTGGTTTGATCTAATGGCTGCAGAAAATGTAGACTTTGCAGCTCCCCATAATGCATATAATACTCGTATTACAGAGTATGATGCAAAGAAAGTATCTTTAGGTATTGCTATGGCTTTACCTAAGGGGATTGAAGCTGTAATGGTTCCTCGCAGCAGTCTTTATGGAACTAAGGGCGTAACATTAGTAAATAGTCAAGGTGTAATTGATTCCTCATATAGTGGCAGCGATGATATTTGGTCTGCTTATCTTAAGGCAGATCGAGTTAGTACCATTCATGTGGGAGAAAGAATCGTTCAGTTCAGACTACAACCTTCTCAGAGAGCTTCTATCTGGACTAAGATTAAGTGGCTCTTTATATCTAAGATTGAGTTTAATAAGGTAGGATGCCTTAATAATCCTAATCGAGGAGGATATGGCATGTCTGGAGGATATAAAGAAGTAAAGTAGTGAGTGTATTAAGTACTGCAATCGGTATAATTGTAGGGGGTATGGTTTTGGCCTCCGTAGGTAAGATTTATTTGGGAATCTATCAAACTATTAAGCAACAGAATCTTGCTGCTAATAAGTATAAAGTTTCATTTAAGAAGCACTTTAAGAAAGTCAAAGTTCCTCTTATCAAGATGAAAGTAGGTGAAGGGCTTCATTATTTCTTAGTAGATAGTGGAGCTACTGATAATGTAATCACTAAGAGTTTCTTTGATACCGTAGATCACAAATATTTCAACGACCTGCATTATGCAAAGCATATAGTGTCAACTAATGGCACAACGAAGGAATGTCCCTACATGGAAACAACATTGTCTTTTAAGCGAGATTACTTTGAAGACATCCCATTTCTAATAACAGATATAAAAGATGCTGTTGATTTTATTAAAGAAAAGTCTAATATTACTATTGTAGGAATATTGGGCTCAACATTCTTTGATAAATATCGTTGGGCTATAGATTTTGACGAACGTTGTATTTGGATTAACCCATTAGAAACAACTCAGAAGAATGAATAAATTTAGGTATGGTAGAGGTAACAAACACTTCTTCACTATCCTAACTCCTCTTTCTAAGAATGTTTCTAATATAATAGCTAAATTACATTACGAGAATTTTTTAGGTGTAAGTTATAAGGATTTTACTAGACTTTGTGTTTCCTGTGATAAGGGACCCGAAGTATGTGAAGGGGAATTGTTACCTGCCATTAACGTAACTACCGGAGAACGAACTTTATTTAGGGTTAAGAAAATTAATCATAATGATGAAGTAGACATCTGGACAGTAGAATTAGAACGTGAGGTATCTGGTAACGAATCAATCCCGGATAATATCTGATGATACCCCATTTGAACTTGCTTCTTTAGAAGATGTAAGAAGATATTTCAAGGACCATAAATTCATCGGTCTCGATACTGAGACTGATGGATTTAGTCCTTATACGAAAAATCTCCTATTAGTTCAGATTGGGGATACTCAGAACCAGTTTGCAATAGACGACACCGTAGATATACGAGAACTAAAAGATTTCTTTGAGAATCCACAATACACATTTATACTTCATAATGCCAAGTTTGATTTAAAGTTCTTCTTTCATAAGAGAATTGTAATTAAACATGTCTTCGATACTTTTCTTGCAGAGAAGCTTCTATGGCTTGGGTATCCAGGTGGTATGCATAGTCTATCTCTAAAGCACTGTTGTGAGAATTACTTAGGAGTAACCCTAGACAAAACTATTCGAGGTAATATCATTTATGAAGGTACAAGTGATGCTGTTATAGTCTATGGATGTAGAGATGTGGAATATCTCATACCACTTATGGAAGCTCAAATTAAAGCCCTAGAGGAGAAAGATCTCCTTAGAGCTATCAAACTTGAGAATATGTTCGTGGTAGTCCTAGCTTATATAGAATATTGTGGAGTCAAGTTAGATGTAGGTAAGTGGAAAGCCAAGATGGCTAAAGACCTAGAAACTTTTACTAGTGCTGTAAATGCTCTAGACCAATGGGTTGTAGAGAATTGTGGAGAAAAATATGTTGAAAAATGTGTTCAGCAAGATCTTTTTAATCCTGTAAGCACTGGACCTAAGTGTAAAGTTAATTGGTCTAGTCCTAAACAAGTTATAGAACTATTCGAAGAACTAGGATTCAACCTTTGGACTAAGGATAAGAAGACTAAGGAATTGAAGAAATCTGTGGAGGCTAAAATCATTAAGCCCCAGAGAGAAGTTAGTCCTATAGCTGACCTATATTTAGCATATAAGGGATGTGAAAAAGTTTGTTCTACATATGGTCAGAACTTCCTAGATAATATTAATCCTGTATCGAAGCGTATCCATACTAACTTCTCACAGTTGATGGACACAGGAAGATTGTCTAGTGGTGGTGGAGAAGATAAAGACATAGGTAAACCTATGGTAAATCTTCAAAACCTGCCTAATGATGCAGATACTAGAGCATGCTTTGTAGCTGAACCAGGGAATCTATGGATTTCTGCAGATTATAAAGGACAAGAGAGTGTACTCATTGCGAATGTAGCTAATGATGCAGCTATGATAGAAGAATTTCTCCATGGCAGTGGGGATATGCATTCTCTAGTAGCTAAAGCAATCTTTCCTAATGAGATTGATTGTCCTGTATCCGAAATTAAGGATAAATACCCAGCGCTTCGTAAGAAAGCTAAGGGACCAGAATTCTGCTTTAATTATGGAGGAAATGATGCCACATTAGTAGCTACATATGGATTTGAACCTGAAGCTGCAACTTCTGTGTACAATAACTATATGAATAAGTTTTCAGGAGTGGCTGCTTACCAATCTTGGTGTCGTAAGGAAGTTATGAGAGTAGGATATATTGAGCATTGTCCTGAGTATGGACATAAAGCTTTTATATATGATTATGATCAACTTATGGCTGACAAGACTACAATGTCTTCTCCAGGATTTTGGGATAGGTATAAGATCTTAAAAGCTCAAGATCCTAAGAATCCAGAAGTAGAAATGGTTAAGAGGTTCTTTCGCAGAAAAGCAGATTCCGAGAAGCAAAGTATCAACTACCGTATTCAAGCTCGTGGTGCGATATGCTTCAAGAGATTCTCTATAATGTTCTTTCAATGGTTGTGTAAAAACAACTTACTCTTCACTGTCAAATATTGCATTCCTGTACATGATGAAGCCAACATCGAAGCTCCTACTGAAATAGCTCAAACCGTTGCTGATGCTTTGGTTTCATGCATGAAAGATGCAGGTCGTATGTTCTGTAAAACAGTTCCTCTAGATGCCGATGTAGCTATAGGGGATCATTGGATACATTAAATGATTAAAGAAATTATCAAGTTTGGTGCTCCTTGGTGTCAAGGATGCGTCTCAGCAGATACAGCTCTAGAACAACTAGGAGCTATGAGGCCAGAAATTATCATTTCTAAGATTAATATCGAGGAAGATGAGACTATGGCTGAGAAGTATAAGGTTAGAGGTCTTCCGACTCTAGTCCTTATAGGATTGGATGGTAAGGAAATTGGCAGACATACTGGTAAAATTACTATTCAAGAACTAATTCAAATTGTAGATGGCAATGGATTATAACAGAGTACACGCGGAGATCAAGGAAACATATATCGCTAAAAACCGTGACTATGGCAACTCCTTTGAAAAGTCTCTTGATAAATTTGGACTTATTGCTGGTGTAGTTAGGATAAGTGATAAGTTCGAGAGACTTGCCAACCTATGCGATCGAGAACGATTGTCAGATGCACAAGTAAATGAGCCCCTTGCAGATACTTTGAAGGATATGGCAAACTACTGCATTATGGCTGCTGCATGGCTCGAACGTGATAAGTAGCTATGAAGATTTGCGCAATATCTGATTTACATGGTTATCTGCCCAAAGTTGAGGACATGCCCCTAAGTGATGTAGTTTGCATCGCTGGGGACATTAGTCCTCTTCGTATACAACGAAATAAACTTCTAAGTGCTATATGGTTTGGAAACACCTTTATTCCTTGGTGTGAATCTCTGCCGTGCGTTAAAGTTATTTTAGTTGCAGGAAATCATGATTTTTTCCTAGAAGATTATGATGAACCTGGAGGAGTAACACTTAAGTTAGGTAGGAATAATAAACTTATCTACCTGAGAAACAGCTCTTATAAATATGGGCATAAAACCTTCTATGGCACACCTCATATTACTGATCTTCCTAGATGGGCATTCAGTATAACAGATGAGGAAGCTCATAAGATCTTTAGTCGCATTCCTAACTGTGACGTGCTTATTACTCACACCCCACCATTTGATGCTGCCAACACAGGCAACGTCTTTGGTTTAGATCACTATCCTGATTATGGAAGCTATGCCTTACGTGGAGAGATTATTGACAAGAATATTGATCTGATAATCTGTGGACATGTACATACAGGCAATCATGAGCTTTCAGATTGGGGGACTCATAAAATAGTTAATGTAAGCTATTTAGATGAAGATTACAGACCTATATATTCACCAAAATTAATTACTATATGAGAATTTGCTTCCACAAAGCAGAGTTACTCCCTGATCAGGGACTCTTGAAAAATATCGAAGTAGCTGGAAGAACTTGTTATAAGTCAGAGGAAAAAATCACGGAGACATCAGCAAAGGCATTTGTTGAAATGCTCCTGGGTAAGAGACACCTTTCAGTACTAGAACATGGAAGTATTTATCTAACAACTCCTAGTTCTTCTCCTCTTTCCTTAAAGGAATCTCCGTGGTGTCACATAGAGGACAGAAAGGATGGGAAGAGGTATTACTATACTAACTTTCGATATATCTATGAAGCCTATCCCGAGTTAGCAATAGCAATTATGAAAGATGAGCATCTTCCAGAAGGAGTAGAATTCTTTATCCCTGAAAAGAATGATCCTTATAAAAGGTACTCTTTTAGGCTAATTACTAACTTCAAGATTTCTGAGCAGTATGTTAGGCATCGAGTATTTTCTCATTCTAAGGAAAGTACAAGATACTGTAACTATACAAAGGATCGGTTTAATCATGAAACTACTATTGTAGTTCCATTCGGAAGAGAGATGTGGTTTGGAGGAGTTACAGGGAAGCTAGAGGGTATAGACGAAAAGTGGTACTTTACTCCTGATGAGGAATCAGCATCCTTAGAAAACAATTGGCCTAAGGATGAGAAGAACAGATACATCATTGATGCTATGAACGAAGATCCTCGTCTTCACAAGGTTCTCTCTCGTTCTAAACTTGCTGAGTTGGACTACTTTGCAGCAATCCAAGAAGGTAACAGACCTGAAGTTGCAAGAGACTATCTCACTCTGTTCACTAAGGCTGAGCAAGTTATGACTGGATTTGCTAAAGATTGGGGAGATCTTATTATAAAAAGAGGTATTCTTGGAGCACAAAATGAAGCCTATTTCTTAGCAAATAAAATTAAGAAAGCTTTGGCTTCTGAAATAAAGTCAAAAAAATCTAGTAGCGAGGATTTAAACAAGTATACATTAGAGGACCTAAGAGAAATACAACACCAAATATGGCACCCCGAGCCAGTTGATGCAATTGCTGCAGATGAGCCTCATGTTATAATTAATCACGCTATGGCTGGCATAGCACAAGACTTAGGAGATCATGTTGCAGAAGAGGAAGGACCTAGAATTGTACTCAATCGAGATATGCTGAATGAAGTACTAGGATAATATGCTCTTTGAAACTCATCCCCCACTATTAGGCTTACATGATGTATGCTTAATACCAGCCCCAGTTACAAGAGTTGCTAGTAGGACAGAGTGTGATCCTTACTATTCCAAAGGACGACTACCTCTTGCTGCTGCTCCTATGGATTGTGTTATAAACGAAACTAACTGGGAAACTTTTGCTAAAGCAGGAGTATTAACAGTTATTCCACGCACAGTTCCTCTCAAGACTCGAAAGCATCTTATGACGAGTACATTTGTTGGAATGTCTCTGAATGAGTTCATGCAGATCTTCTGTACCCTAAATAAATCTAATGATATAGCAAAAGTCTTGGAAGAGAATGACCTACAAGCAAAAGTCTGTGTAGACATAGCTAATGGTCATATGCAATCTCTCATTGATCTTTGCACTATAGCAAAAGAGATATTTGGGAACAGACTAGCTCTCATGACAGGTAATATAGCTAATCCTATGACATATGTCTTATATGCTAAAGCAGGAATAGACTATGTACGTGTTGGGATTGGTTCAGGATCTCGATGTACAACATCTGCTAATGTTGGAGTACACTTCCCTATGGCATCGTTATTAGATAATATCCGAAGAGTACAGATAGCTACAGATTTGCCTACTTACCCAAAGATAATCGCAGATGGAGGTTTCTCCAACTATGATGATATCATTAAAGCTATAGCTCTGGGAGCTGACTTTGTGATGTGTGGTAAATTCTTTGCTGAATGTGAAGAAGCTTGTGGCAAAGTTACTGTTCTACCTGATGGAAGTCGAGAACGAGAGTATTATGGGATGTCTACGAAGGTTGCTCAGAAAAAGATGGGCAAGAGCTCTTTAAGGACATCTGAAGGTATAAGTAGGACTGTAAAGATTACTCATACCCTTAGCCAAAAGATTGAGAATTTTAAGGACTACTTGACTACTGCAATGAGTTATTGTGATTCACTTAATCTTATAGAATTCCAATCTAAGGCTATGGTTTACAAGCTCTCTGCTGAGGCTAGGCAAGCTTATTTTAAGTAGTATGAAGACAATTTCTTATGAAGAATTCGTTGAGAATTATAGACCTATAAAGAACCAATTTAACCCAGTTGCTGAGTATGATGGTACTCTATATAATCCTATAGAATTTTCACGAATAGCCTCTACTGCTTTACCTAACAGAATGCTGTGGACATTAATGAAAGTCAGTTATTTTAACGAAGAAACTTGTGAATGTACTACAGAGAAATATGTTTACCAAGGATTACAGGAGTTTGGAGATGTCTTAGGATATTTCGTTACTGAAGAACCCTATGAATATGGTAAACCTTTCAATGTTAAGGTAGAGTAATAAAAATCCCCGATAGGTTATACGCCTACCGGGGAATTTTTTTAGACTTCAGGGAAAATTATCTTTGATTAAAGGTAAATGTATCATAAATATCAAAGAAGTCCTGAGCGGCATTAAATCCTGGAGTTAGTCTTGATAAGTAATAGAAAGGTTGAGTTCTATCATTCTTATCTTCCTCCCACCATATTAATCCTTTGTAATCCTTTCCCATTACCAAGTCCCTAGTTTCATCAACAGTATTCCTAAAGAATCCCATTAAATTAGTTACGTAAGACATGACTGCCATAGGAGAGGAAATAATATCTGTAGCACTACTAATATCTACAAAGAACGATGCTTCAAGATATACTCCATAGAGAGCTCTATATAAATTCTGTGTAGCAATATTCGTAGCCCATCCTGAAAAATCATCATCAGGCTCGTCAGGTACCATAGCTTTTGCTAGCATAGCCATTAGGAATAATCCTACAATAGATTGCAGTTCATAACCTAATGCTTTTAACTTAGTTAGTCTTAATTGGCAGAAATCTTCAAATGTGAAATCTTGTTTAGATTCATTTGGATGTTGATGAAAATATTCTTCATATTGCTTTCTAGCAGCTACTTCATTCTGGCCAATATTTTCACCTGCTAAGTATCCTAAGATAGGCATAGACCTTAAGAGCATTCTACCAAATGCCTTAGATATTTCTATACCTCCTGTAGCAAACTCTCCCATCCCGACTCTAAATCTACCAACATCATATTCATCTATGATAGTATCCTTTTGGAGACCTTTAAATCTAGTTCTCAATAGCCCAGGAAGCCAGTTACGATACTGCATAATTAATGTACCTGCAATAGTAGTATTGGCAAGATACCTATCTTCAGAAGGCATAACGCCCTTAACAGATGTAGCAGCACTTTGGGCAGCTGTCCTAAACTTTATAATGTCTTCATTAGAAAGTTTATCAATAGTCATCTTACCATTCTCATCTACATGTAGTAAATCTGCAATAGGAATAGCCTTAGGACTACGAGCTAATCTAACTACTTTCTTCTTATCCTCATCATATCCCCATGCATAAAGCATAGATGTAAGAACTTTACGATCTATTTTAGAGTCTGTAGCTTCTAGTAGATAGAAAGCATTTTCTACATTAAATACTCTATTAGTCTTATTTGCAGAAAGTTCAAGAGCTCTTTTCTTCCAAACATCTTCATTACCTATATGAAAGAATGATATTGCTCCATAATATTTAGTAGGATCCTGTTTCTTAAGTTCATTAGACTTCCTAGTAGACTCTTTAGTATAATACTTACCTTCTATCTCAACCATTTTGAAGTTAAGCATTGTCTGAACAAAATTTCGAAATCCCAAGATAGGTTTAAATCCTAGTGTACTTAGAGAAGACCATTGAACTACCTTTTTAGCTAACTTACCCCAACTATAAGTTTTACCCATGAAGGTGAAAGGTTTACCAGTCTCTTGAATAGATTTACCATATACATAGAGATCTATGAATTTCTCTAATACTGAGACATCATCTATGGATAAGCCTAGAGCTGTACTTACCTTGCCTACCCATTTATCCATGTTAGGAATATTATCCTCAACAAAGACCTTAGCTTCATTGGTTTTAGCATGATAAAGTAGTAGCTGCGCATTAGCTTCAATTTCCTTCATGTGCTTATATGTATACACAGATTGGGCCATAAGGAGTAACACTCTTGAGAGATCATATGATTTATGTCTCAGACCTTTCTCCTCAGCTATCTTACGAAGTTCATTGTATCTTGCTGCTCGCCATTCCTCAGTATCTCTAGAAAGATTAGGATTAATAGCAGCTTCTGCTCTTGCAATATCTGCAGAAGTTAAGTTATCTTTAAGGGGATCTATAAAGAATAATGGTACATGTTTAATAGGATTACCAGCATAATCTAAGCCAGATGTTTCTTCCTTACTCTTATAAACTACATCTGATTCATCTCGGGTTTCTAAAGCTCCTAGAGTTATAGACCTAAGATCTGACAAAGCTCCAATGCCATTCTTAAAGATAGAGTCCATAAGATCATTTCTTACATTAGCAATAAACTTTTGACTAATCTTACGACCTGTGATATTCTCAAATTCCACATTAAAGTTCACATACATATTATAATAGTCTACCAGAGGTTTAATATCCTTAATCTTATTGAATTCCTCACTGTAATAATCGGGATTCTCCACTTGATATTTATCTCTGATAAACATATTATATTTATGAAAGGCTGCTTTCTTATTATAACTTAAGTCATTAGCTTTACGCCATGCTAAGTATCTTCTTTCCTCACGTTCCTCCGCAGAGGTTCCTTTAGCATTCTCTATACGAGTTAGCCATTCAGCTTTAGCCTTATTAAAATCCTCTAATGCTTTACCTGTATATCTATAGCCCCCTTTAGGGTCACGTTCGATTTGATAGTTATTCAAAAAGAATGTTATTGAACGACTACTATATGTACGAGCTTTCTCTAAGTCTTTATAAAACTTACTAGAATACTTATTAATAAGTTTACCTGTTGAGGTATCTACAATCATATTAAAAGCATCCTGCAGAGTTTTATTATTAGACTTTGCCCATTCTTGAAGAGCTTCTGTGTGAACTTTAATCTTCTCATGAGCTTTCTCAAGTTGCTCATAAATATTTGCTTGCGCACTTTTCAAAAGTTTAGAGAAGGCTCTAAATATAGGATGTGCTATTTCACTTACCTTGCTAAACCATCCTGCCCACCAGCCTACATGACTGCCAGGCTGGGTAATATCTTCTCCTGTAGTAGCTAACAACATATCTACAGGTTTCTGACTAAGGAGATTTCTAATAAATAATACCTCTCTCAAGGCTTTACCTAGCTGCATTCGAACATTAAGATCATCTTCTAAGTTAATTAGATCTACTGACCCTTGAAAGAAATCTAGATATACATCAGATCTTTGCTTAAGCTCAAGTATCTCATTAGCTGTAAGAGACCCAGGTTGTCCAAAGGGGATAGTTAATCTTCTTTGAAGAGATCTCGACATATCCTCAATTTCTTTAAATAGATAAGTATAATCTTGTCTAATAAGAATATTTTGGATAAGATCTTCAGTTCTATGCCATGTGTCTCTATCAAGCTGGGATTTAGTTCGTAGGTATTTGCTACGTTGAGTATTTCTAGCTTGATACAGTTTCTCTAACTGTTTAGCTAATTTAGGATTTAAATCTGCTTCTTCGCTAAGAGATACTGGATTCAAAGCATGTATTTCCAAAGACCAAGGTTCAATTCTACCGAATCCAAAGATAGATGGTTTACCTGTCTCTTCATCTTTAGCAAACTGTACATTAATAGGAAGTACTCTTGTAGCTCCAAAATGTACATTAACCCTTCTGCCCTCAGCCTCAGCTTTTTTCCTAATACCATTGGTGAAAACGTTTTTATACTGAGTAATTTGAGTATTCCAACTTTCTTTAGCTATGTCAGAAATATCACTAATGATCTCATCTCCTTCCATAGTAAACTCGTGAGTTTTGTAATCATAGATATCAATAACTCCATTAGAGTATATTGCTACTAAATCACAAGTTCCTGCAAGATCTCTAGTTTCATCATATATAGTTTGCTCAGTAAAGATTTTAACACTACCTTTAGTACCAGTTTGAGTATCAATATAAGCCTGGCGTGACAGTATTTCTCGATAAGAGTTACTTACAGCTTCCTTAAGATTATTAAATTGTCTATCAGAAACTCTCGCAATTTCACGAATACCATTATTGGACTTTTCTGCTAATTCAGGTAAAGCTCTTAACTTATCTACTACTTGCTGTACAATAGCCTCTTTAGTAGAATTTCTACCCTCTATACGATCTTTCATCAGGGCTTCTAAGTAAGCATGAACAGTAGTACCTTTAACAGTACGAGTTTGTGCTTTAGGGTCTGTATCCTCATTCTCACTATCTGATGTTACCCTAAATCTTCTCTTCATACCTCTAGCTACAATATCCGAAACTCTTCGACTAACGGGAGTACCATCTGCTTTGATATAAGCTCCTTGTCTTACATCATAATGTACTGTAAGGTTCTTTAGAAAATCCTCAGCATCTAGTTGAGTAGAGATCATCTCTTGAGTTAATTCATAGTAATAATCTCCATTCTTAATATCTGCTTCAAGGTTATCTAGTCCAACAATTTGCTTACGTAACATCATCTGTGCTACTTCTGTAAAAGGTTGCATATCTGCATTCATTCCTTCTACAGTTATATTAGCAACTTCTGCCCTACGCTTAAAATAAGACTTTATTAAGTTAAATAACTTTTTAATAGCAGATACTATCCCAGTAGATTCAGGAACATATTGATTGGAATTAGCTTCATATAAACGTACAACTTCTTGAGCAATAAGTTTACCAGCAGCCTCTTCTGCCATCCTTACTTCATCACCCTGATATACTTCAGCATATTCTTGCTTAACTCTCTCATAAGTAGAACTCTCTCTGGCAACTTTTAATAATCTTTGATAAAGAGGATTATCTTTACCAAGCATCCTCACCATGATATGAGCACACTCTTCACTGAGAGTAGTAGCATCTGCCTTATCTAAAGCTACGGTAATAATTTTCCTTACCATATCAACCTGAGCTATAGCAGATATAGGATTACCATCTTTATCAGTAATATCTCCCCAAGTCTTAACTTGGAAGCCTATTCTACCAGCCCAATCCTTTAAAAGCCCATCAAGGCCCTTTATAGGCGATTTGGTGGACTCTCTTGAAATCTGGTACATCTCCTCAGGTTTAACATCATAAGCGCTTAAATCAGGCTTATATTGCTCAGGAAGGACATATCTCTCTACATATACCTCAAAATACTCTTTGCCCATAGGAGAGCCTGCAGATTTAACAACTTTAGCTCTATAAGCCCCATAGTTAGCATTAATTTGAGCAGCTTTATTAATTGCTGCTTCATACTGTGCTTTGCTATTAGTATATACTACAGGTCGTCCTTTACTATCTACAATACCAAGAGCCATCTTTTCTGTAGCAGAAATGGGTTCATAAGTTATACGAAGAGATTTAATAGTCTCCAAAGCTTGGCGAAGAGTAGGGATATTATCCCCACTCTTTACATACAATGCCCAGGCAATGTCTTCACCAAACCTGTTGACTAAATCCTTCCAAGCCTGAGAGCTTGTGTTAGGACATACATTAGCCATAATTATTTACACAATTTTTTACGTTCTTCTCCCGACTGAATAAATTCAGCACCTTTACTTTTTGTAGAGTTGTTAAAGGATTCTAATAGTTTATATTGGAATTGATAATAACCTTTCCCTTTAATCCTATCATATCCTGCTTCACTCCATCCTTCTAATTTAGACCACTCTTCTTTTGAAATAGAATCTACAGGATAAGGAGCTTTTGTAACTTCTACGAAGGCTTCCTGTAACTCTCCTCCAGCAGAACCAGTTACTCTAAGTATATCCCCTTCTGTAAGATTCATCCTATTATAAGATTTACCCCAGTCTCTAGAAGTAGCAGTTCTATCTCCACTAAGGACTAGCTCCATAGTAGTTTTGCCCTTAAATTCAGATCTCATAGTTCTACCACCAGTTCCATCTGCAAAATTCATTGCTAAACTATATTTAAATCTGGGAGAAGAGGATTGATCACTATAAAAATCTTCTGGAGCAGAATTAGCCATCTCCTCCTCTATCTGAGCTTCCCTCATTATCTCAACTTCTTCCCAAGTATAAGGCTTGTTAGGTTGAGATCTCTCTATATCAGAGCTATCAAGATTCACTTCCTTGATCTTTCTAATCTCATTGATAAGCTTAACTAAGGGACTATCAGCTTCAAAATTATAAATCTGACGTTGGTGATTCTTAGCTACAGATTGAGAATCTAAGGGGAAGTTAATCCTTGAACCTTCAATATCTTGCTTCTTCTCGTTGTAATATCTTACAATAGGATAGATCTTCTTAGTCTTATTACCATCTTCATCTGTAGCATATCTCTTTCCAAGAGGAAACGCAAGTGCCATTCTCAGATTAAATGGTAAGATACTATCATCATTGTAATTTGATAACTGCCAAGCATACAAGAAAGCTTCTCTCATAACACCATAACCTCTCTCTTGATAAGAATCTAGCATAGGTTTAATATAATCCCTATACATAGAGGCAGGAATAATGTCAATATAATTGAGAGGAGACATCTGAAGTCCTGATTGTAATAAGCAGAACTTCATTAAATCCATTGCAAATTCCTTATCTTGCAGATAAAGTTGTTCCCAAGCATAAGTTACAGCATTAGAAGCCAAAGGATCTTTATCTACATAAGGTTTAATATTATGGATATCTTCTCTTACAGTATCTAAGATCGGTACTAATGCCTGGAATAAAGGATTATCTTTATATGCAGGCTCAGAACGAAGTCTAGCTAACTTCATAGGGACACTGTTATCACCTACCATAAGTCTCTTTCTCTCAGAAATTAAGGTCGTACCGTTAGCATCTGGAGTATTGAGAATAATAGCTGTTAAGAAATCATTCTTAAATTTATTAAGACTACTTACAGCTTTATAATCAGGAGTAGGAGATGCTGTGTATCTACTAATCACGTCATCAAATAAACCATCTTGTCCATTAGTAAACTGCTCGTCTCTAAGTAGGAGGAAGAGAGGTTTAAAGAAGTCTTTATATTCAGCAACAGCATTCTTATAACCTGCTATATAACCCTCATCGACTAGCTTCTCATAGTTAACTATCTTCTCACCTGCTGTAAGACTTTTATGTAACTTCATGAGTAGTTCAGAGAGATTCTTACCACCATCTTTAGTATCATAGGTAGTACCTTGCATAGCATCTGCAACATTACGTCCCCATTCAACGTACCGAATGAAATCATCAAGAATCTGATTTTGATAAGTTAAATTCTGAGTAGTAATATAACTCTCAAGCTCATCAGCCGTGAAAACCTTAGCAGGAGCCGCCTCATCGATAGGAGGATATTTCATAGACAGATATGCTCGAATCTCATTCTTACTATATCGAGCCATAGCTGTGCCAGCCTTAACCCTAGCTGATTTAGGTGATACATAATTCTCCTGAGCAATCTGAGATTCATATTGTTGCTGTAGCTTTAAGTATTCACGAATGATAGGCTGGTTCATGAAGAGGGCTAGAGTATCAGGATGAACCCCTGCCATAGTAAGCATTGTAAGCGTTCCTAATGTTGCAGGAGTAGCCCCTAAATTCACTCCAAAGGGTGATTTAGCAGCATCCACAGCAGCACTAATCCACTGATTTAACAGCTCGGAAATAGGAATTTTCTTAGTACCAGCAGTAAACTTTCGTCCGAGCTGAACAACACCATTTTCCTCATTATGCTCAAAATTAATCTGAACTTCTTCTGCAGGTATTCCCAAGTTATACATGGAAGCAAATACGTAGAATTTACCTGCATTAGCTGCAATACCTACCTCTTTCTTACCAGCCATATAATTCTCAGCAACCTGTAGAACATATGTAGGATCTAGAATACTCGGAAGAGCTGCTTTAGATTTATAATACTCAGCTTCCATCTCATAAGTATCTCCAAAGACAGCTTTCATAGCTCTCTTGGCAGAAGCTTCCAAGATGTTAGTCTGAATAGGTGCTATAAAGTTAGAAGCATTCTCAGCTATGTGAGCAAGTTCTTTCTGAATCTGAGTAATACGATTCTCAATAGCTTTCTTATGAAACTCTTCTTTAGATACCTTAGGAGTCTGCTCAGTATCAGCAAGCTCTTGTAATAGCTCACTATTACCAAAGAATCCACTCAGAGCTTCAAGGATACCTTCCTTCTTCTCATCCTTAAAAGAGTTAACTAGTTCCTCATATTGCTCTTCCCAATGAGAATAATCTATGTACTTAAGCTGTCCTTTAACCTTATAATAATTAGGTACATATAAGTACATTTTATCAATATCATACAAATATTCTTATACTTTCATATAAGTTTAGACTATATCTTCACTACTAACTGTAGTGTTCCGCATTCTTGAAACTTTACCGTCCTCAGCATAACCTGGTGGGACTCCATGTTTTAGTCGTTGAACCTTATACTTATTACTAAGTATCTTGGCTGCGGATTGCCCAATTCTTAGACTTTTTACCATTCTATAACCATTACATTATAGTATCTAACTATATTACTATGTTAGAGTGGTATCTAAGACTCTAAGGGGGTCCCCGCAATTAACGGAATTTTACTCGAACCATGATATTAATCCGAGCCAGCCTTAGCAACAATCTCTGTTGGTAAAACTATAATATCTCCAGCTGCTTCAGGGAGGAAATCTTTAACAACAATAGTTTCTATTGAGCTAAGTCCCTGTGTAGGGATACGGAATCCTATAAGCTGTAGTAATTCAGGAGGTACTTTACCTACCTTTGTAATACCCTTAAACGGTGAGGGAAGATATACTTCCATAGATGTAATCTTAGGCTTACCATCTACATATTTTACTACGAAGTCTAAGTCTGAAGATTTATACTTACCTTCATTATATGTACGGCTTGCCTTAGTCTCCCACATGGTTGAAGGCACCTGGAATGCTGCTGTACCATGACGCTTCTGAGAAGTAGTCATACTTGCAGCTCTACTCATAAGGATGCTCTCAATCTTCTCACGTATAGGAAGAATATCTATATTAGTAGTACCATCATCAAGATTGTCTAAGAGTTCTATAGCAGTAATGTAATTATCCGCTAATCCCCTTTCAATAGCTTCTCGACGTAGAGAATTAACGAGACTTACAATACCCTCTTTAGAAATCTTCCATCCCTTCTTAGTTGCTACAAGACCTAACTCTTTAACAAGTTGATCTCTACCTATAGCAATACGTTGATTATTCAGGCTAATATATTCCTCAGCTAAAGCTTTAACTTTAGGAGTGTTCTCTCCAAAGTGTTCACTAATCTCTCCAGCATCAAAAAGCCCATTAAGAATCTGTACCATCATCTGAGTACCAGTAACTACATCATGGTGCTTATGTTCACCAGTATCTACTTGAATACCCCAATATTCCCAATAAGTATCTTGAGTAAGGAGATCTAAAGGCCCAGTATAATTACCTTCAGTATCTACTAAGAAGTTACCTTCTTTATCATAGAAGTCATTAAAAGGATGCTCTGTATTTGTAACTAATACACCTTCCTCATTAGTAACCGAATTAGTCTTAGTAGTTACACCTTTATTAGCTGAATAGTGTACGGCTACACTAACCTGATTCTTAATCATCAGCTCGTGAAGCTTAGAGAGGTTAGTATCTCCTAAAGCCTTCAGGACAGAAGGTATTAGAGGCATCAATGAGAGCTTATAGAAAGATGGTTTAAATCCTTCAACATTAGCTAAAGGACCAAAGTGCTGAGGTTTTAAGGAATTAAATACTTGAGAACCCCAGCTGCCACGAGTTAAAGGAGATTTATTACCATCAAAGTCTACAAATACTCTCTCCTCAACAGGAACTCCTGCTCTTTCTTGTACTTCCCATTGATAAAGCTTTTCAGAATCAAGATTCCAATCCCCTACTCTAACTTTGAATTCTCGGTAAGCATCTAAAGAAATCATTCCAAAACCGTCACCCTCAGTCATATCTGCATAAGGAGCACTATTAAGACCCAACTTATCCGCATTCTTAATAAGAGCTTCTGTCATCATATCCTCAAAAGACTTACTCTTATCAGAGTGCTCATAAGCTTTAAGAACATCATTGCGAAGTGCTTTATATTTATTATTCTCAGCATCTACAATCTCAGCAATCTGATATAACTGCTTAGAATAGCTAGGAACATCTGAGAATACAGCAGTTCTAAGTATAGGCTTACCACTTTCATCAGTAAGATTCTCAGCACCATCCATGCGCTTAAAGTCACGTGCTATAGTAGTATTAATACCATCAGATGTTAAGCAGGTTTTCTTAGAACCCATGGCACCATTGTGGCGTTTGAATTCATCACCTAAAGATTTATAGAATATATTATCTCCATATAATATCTTACTTTGCTCAATATTACCGATAGCATAATTTACTACTGCATGGCGTATCCAGCTTATGACGTTAGATTTAGAGTACTGATTAGTAGTAGGATTAGTACTTAGCTTTAGGGACATATTCAATACTTGATCATTAGCTAGTTCTTTAAGACCTCCTAGGTCTATTAGCTTATCATAAGCATTGCTAGTCCAAGTATTAATCATCCTCTCTATACGAGTAGATAACACATCTCTACCTATAGTATTAAGAACTCTGTCTGCAAAATCATTAGGAGATTCGGCAGTATCTACTAAGAATTCTTTAATCTCATTAGGAGTTAACAAACTTTCAATTACTGTACCCTTAGTATAGTTCTTGTTAAAATTTGTAAACGCTCTATCCTTAATATGAGATCTAGCAATTTCATCCCATAAGTAGCCTCTGAAAATATCTATAACTTCTCCACGAGTAGTATTTACATTAATCCAAGTATCTCCATGATCCAGGAATCTCTCTTGACCATTATCAGCAGGTCTCATAATATTATCCCTACCTTCCATAGTCATATTAAGGACTGTAGAAAGCTTATCTATAAGCTTCATATCCTTATAATCCGTTCCTGTACCATTAGAATTCTCTCTATTACCTTCATGTATCAAGATTGATAATTTAGGAGTTCTCCTATCTACAAGAGCTCTATTAAGTAACAAAGAGTGCGTTACGTAAATATTATGAGAAGGATCTAGATGAGGCATCTCTGAATATAGCTTCTCAGGACTATCTATAACTCTATTAATCTTATTAATTGTCTGATTAATATAACCAGGCTTTTGAAGATCATAAATTCTTTCATCTCCAAGTGAAATGTGAGAATTTTCTAGAGTTTCTATACCAAGATCTGATTGTATATCTAAGAAAGCATCTAAGTTCTCATTCTCTCCATCACGGTTCTCATTTACAATAGGAGTCTTTAAAGATCCCTTGAGTATCTGATAGTAAACCTGCCCTATCTTATCCAAAAATCTCTTAGTATGCAAAGCTTTTTGAAGAGTCTCAGGATTATTGATATCATAGGTTATTCCTAAGATACGTAAGAACTCTTCGGCATTATCAGCAGTAGGAATACGAGGAAAAGCTTTCTTAATAGCATCTGCATTATATTGCCAAACTTTATATTTATTGCGACTATAAAATTTGATAATATCAGGGTTACCTTCTAGCAACCACTTAGATAACTGAGCTCTCCATGCTCCTGCAATGCGAGCTCTATGACCTACAGTAGAAGCATTAAAGATAGTGTACTGTCCATTAGCTTTAGTAATACCTATAAGATAATTATTCTTGTTATTATTAAATGCTTGCATGAACTGTACAACCTGAAGCATATCTGAAGCAGACCAGGAATCAACCTTATCTAACTTGAGCCAAGAAGGAACTACTTGAGTAATTATCTCTCCTTCGGGAGTTCTAAGTGAAACAACCTCATCTCGAATGAGAGGATAAATTGCAGGATACTCTTCAGCAACTTGAGATAATCTCTTCTGTAGCTCTTGCATAGAAATGCTAGTAGGGAGATTAGCTAACTTATTTGCTAAGATATTAAAGACCTTACCAAAGGGTTCTACCTCAGGCATTCCTAAGCTATTCTTATAAGGTATAGCTTCCCGAGTCTTAAAATCATAATGTTTCTTAGGTAAGGTACTAAGAAGCAGCTTTATGATCTTATTAGAGTTCATCTTACTACTTACAGTAATAGATTCCGCAAATAAAGCTGCAGAGTCTCGACCTTGATTACTCTCACCACCTGAGATCTCAGAGGCGGATTCTTGATAGTCTTCAGACGTATTTAACTCTAATTTATATTGTGCTAGCCGCTCTTGCTGATGTAAAGCTTTGATTCCCTTAGGGTCATTCCAAGTTTCTAGAACTTTCTGTAACTTCTCAAGATCAGAGAGATATTGCTCCATCAAATTAGGATCTGCGAAAGCTATAGAAGATAGAATTTCATTGTATCGACCTACAAACTCATTATGAGCAAACTCATAAGCCTCAGACACAATCTTAGCATTTTCTGACTGCAGTATATCAATTAGATTACCATTCTCCTTAAAGTACTGTAGGAACCAATAGTGTAAACTATTTACAGCGTCTGCTGTAGTAATAGCATCTAAACCTGGGATAACCTTATAGTGAGGAGATGTTGCCTTTAATGTAAGATAATCATTTGTAAGAAAATCTTTATTACGAACTCTCTCTACAATAGATTGTATACTTTGAGTCCATTCCCTATTGGATTTACCAAGATGCCGAATGTTATTATATAACCTTGTTAACTGATATTTGATATACTTAAAGATCTTCTTAATAAAATTATTATCTTCATCCTCAGTTACCATAAAGTCTGCAAAAGCTTCTGCTAGAACCTCTTCGGCTAATTCTTCACTACCTAACTCAGGATATAAAGGTTTTAATGAATCAAAATAACTTTTATATTCATTATTATTAAGAGCTTCCCTTACTAGGTTAGCTTTCTCATCTGCTGTAAGTAAGCAGTCTAAAATAACGTGAAATGCCTCATGATATACAGACTCTGCGCCAGTACCTTGATATACAGTAACTACACTATCCTCAAATTTACCAACTACATTCTTAGCAATAGCAGACTTAACAATCTTGAAGTCAATATCAGGAAACTTCTTCTTAAACCATTCTCCAGCTTTATCTAATTCCTCATTCGCGGAATTAATCATTTGTTCATATGTCCTGCGGAATTTTGTAACTGTGGAAATACGAACATTATCATTGGACTTCTGTGGTGTAGCGTTTAGATTGTTAGCCATATCTAAGGCTCTTTGAAGTTGAGCTCTAGTCTTAGGATCTGTAGTGCTTTCAAGCTGCCTCTGAAGTGCTGCTATAGCAGGATTACTAGACTGTGGAGTAGGTTCTGAAACAGAAGATTTCTTATCTTCTACAAAAGTAAGTTTAGCATTAAATTGAGTAGGATCCTTAACCCCCATCCTGTTAGCAAGGTATGCTTGAGCAGCATTCGCAACATCTGCTAAAGTAGCTCCTTCTCTGCCAGCGTATTGGTTAAGCTGATCTGCAACAACTATAGGAAAAGCATTCTCCTGATCAGAGCTAACAATACTCCTACCATCATATTGAGCTTCAAAGTCAAACCTATTAATATTACCATTCGCAGGATTGGTAACCTCAAGTGTCATCTTTACAGGAGTACCGGATCTAATAGTATCAATAACACTTGCTAAAGACTTCTCCTTAGAAACCTCTTCTTTGGCCTCTGAGACTTCATCAGAAGTAACAGTTTCTACATTCAGAGGATCATATGTCACATATCGCTCAGCATGTGCGTAAGGACTATTAGGATCTACTACAAAGTCTACTAGATTTTCTCTAACAAAAGTATGGTAATTTTGGTATTTCTTAGCTCCTAATGTACCATCTTTATTAATCTTAGTAGGGAAGTAATAAGGATCTTTACTTGCAGGATTAATCTTTGAATAACGAGGGTTATAGAAAGCTTTACTTAAGAAGTTATTAACCTCTGTAAGAAACTCTTCGTTAATAACATAGTTACCATTTTCATCTCTTACAGCCGCATCTATCTCTTTATCTCCAATATTCCACCTTACAGTATTCTGACCATTCTCATTCTTAATATTATATAAAGTACGGGCAGGATCACCATGACTATTATACCTAAGTAAATCTCGTAGAACTCCAAAAAAGTCGTAATGTATAAATTCTTTACCACTCCTAAAAGTATACTTACTATTACTTACAAAGGTCTTTCTTTTAATAGATTTAGCAATATAATGCCTAAATAAATCTACTAAAAACTGCCTAGTTTCTGCCTGAATAGGTACTGAGTTGGCTCTATAGAAATTATTATTCGTAGCATCATGGATAGCCATTGTTCCTGCAGGAACAGTAAAGGTTTGACCATTCTCTGTAATAATTCTACCAGTATTTGAAATATAAACCGTTAAAGTATTTATATCCATATTAGCAGGTAAACTCTCAGCTAAAGGCTTAAGCTGAGCAGGCTTCTTGATAACATCATCTTTATACTTATCATCAATAATACCCGCACTTGTTCCTTGAATGACAACAGGTACACTTACACCATCTTGCAGATGTTCCCAAACATCTCTAATGTAAATAGCTCTATAGTAATCAAAGTCCTTCTGAGTACCATAGTACTTACCATCAGCATTAGTTGTGGGATCTGCTACAGTAGTATAGATAGCTCTATTAGGATCAAACTCCTTCCCAATCGAGTTACCATCAGCATCTATATAATTTCCTTCGTGATCCGTGAGAATTAATCTCCCAGCAGTCTTACCTTCATATTTGAAAGGTACTATAATACCTCTATATTGAGAAGCATCATGTTTATCAAGGAAGTCAAACCATCGTATTTGATCCACATTGCCATTCTCACGGCTAGCTATATCAGAGCCTTTGGAACCTCGCCAGTAATTCTCTGCAGATCTCTTGGGAGGATCCCACAAAGCATCATTAGCTTCAGGAGTATCAAAGCTATCAGAACGAACAAATTCTATCTCCTGAGCATCGTTATTCTCAGGATTAGCATCCTTAATTTCTTCTCCAGATGCTTTAATAATCCTATCTTGAGCTCGATGATATAAATCATCAATCTCTTCGATAGCTTCTTCACTAAGAGTTGAGTCATTCTTATATCGCTCTCTCCAAATAGCTAGATCATCAAGACTCTTCAGTTCATCTACTTCCTTACGAAGCTCCTTACGTTCAGCAGGAGTAAAAAATTTGACTTCAGGAGTAGCAGGAGTAGGTTCAGCCGCTTCCGTAGTTTCAACAGGTTCAACATTTTCCTCTCTATAAGATTCTAAGTCTGCAGAATTTACAGGACGCTCAACACCATTCTCTTCTAATAAAGGCATGCTGTAAGTACCTAGCTCATCATCATAGCCCCGAAGGAAATAATTATCCCCATCCTTAACTACTTGAGCTCTATTAGTAAGTATAGGTTGATTATTATCATCATACTGTACTAAAGGCTTATTCACCTTAGATTCAACTGCTTGCTTTTCAGCTTCAGTAGCTATTCTTTGTAGTCTCTCAACTTCGGTCTCAAGCCACTTCTCTTGATACTCTTTCTTAGTAATCTCCTTATATTCCTTATCAACATCATCTAAAGCTTTCTTAACATCTCTATACTGTTTAATACGGTCAGTAAGAGTTTTATAAGCTTCAGGAGCTTCAGATTGTGCTAAGGTTTTTGCATTAGCTTCGAAGTTAAGATCTTTATCTAAGCTCACATTATAAACAGGAGATTTTGCACTTAAGGATTCATTTAAATCTGTAAGTTTATTCTGAATATCCCTGTATAAATCTTTACTCCAGGTTTGAAGAGTATTATGTCGTATACGATTGTCAAAGATCTCTTGGCTATTAGGATTATGTGAAGCTAAGATATACTCATTCTCAGATTCATTAATGTATTCTTTCAACTTCTGAGCTTGCTCTCTTTCCTCAGGAGTTCTGCTAGTATCATTAATAATATCTTCTGTAGATCTCTCTAATGCTGTAATAGTACCATTCTGAATAGATTCAGTAATGAGATCTGCAGCCTCCTTATTCCACATAGCATCCGCAGTTACATCATCTCCCCTAGAGATAGCTTCAGCTTTTAATGCCTCGGCTTGAACAATATTATTAAGCTTATTATTAATTCCCTTAATAAATTCTTGTTGCTTAACATATGATTGATATTCCTCATCACGACGTTTACGACCTAGAATATCTCCAGAAGCTACATTAGCAACAACTCTAGATACAGCTCTTTGTCCAGGGCCTGTGACTGCTCCCATAAGACCTTCTACGATCGCCTGCTTTGAAGTACTAAAAGCAAGAGCTCTATCCCAGAAAGTATCCCCTAGCTTCTCATCTTCCTCAGTTAAAGTACCAGCAGCTTTATGAACCTGATATTCTCCCTCCATCTGAAGAATATTCTGTCCAATTTCTTCGGCACTTTCCTTAGCTCCCTGAATAAGTATATTATCTGCAGAAAGCTTACCTAGGTTCTTAATAGCCTTGAGTTTCTCCTTAGGATTAGTAAGAAGTGCTTGCCTAAAAGCTCCTTTACTTTTAACAAGACCATGAAGACCTATGGCATCTGTTAGCATGAATATTCTATTGTTACGGACGAATTCAGCCTGTTCTTTGCCTATTCTAGCTTGTACCTCAGTGTCATTATTAAACTCATCTTCTGCTAACTTACGAGCATTCTCAATACTTAAAGGAATAGGAGAATCTTTGAACTGCTCATAGTATTCCTGAGCTTTAGATTCTATATACTGCTGCTTAGCATTCTCTCCAAGCTCTATAGCCATCATCTGGCCCTCTGCATAGTTAGTAATAGTACCAGCAGCAACATCCTTAGCAATTTCTCCTAAAGTATTAGCTAATACCTTAGTTCCTGTTGAAGCATTCATAGCTGCTGATGCTCTACCTGCTAAAGCTCCTAATCTACTGAGTTTAGCAACTGCTCCAATACCTTTTGCAACAAGACCCCCAGGTATGGCGAATCCTATTACAGAATCTATCATACCTTTCATGGTACTGAATTTAAAGAATTGACCTAAGGCACTGTCACTTTCAGTTTCATATATCGGTAATGCCTCCTCTAGTCCTCCCTTAAATTGTCTCATAGCATTAGATAACCAGTTATCTCGATCGTTATCTAACTTATTAAGTGTCTTATAGTGACCTTCAATATCTAAGATGTATCCTATATCTTCTAAAGCTGTTGCAAGGCCACTAACTGCACCTCCTACAATAGCATTAGTAGCTTTTAGAAATCCAGATTGCTCTTCAGCTCTAAGAGTATTTAAATCTCTTAATTGGTTAAGTTCAGTAATCTCCTCATCGTATTTTGAGGGTGCCCCATTTGCAGCTTGAAGATATTCAAGACCAATATTTGATTCATCTCCAAATATAGATCTGGCAAACCCAGTATCGTGAGAAGCTTGCTCAGTAAGAAATTCATTCATACCGTAGGACTGGGGGGCTAATTTATTAACCCCCGGAAGTCCCTCGATATTATCGTACTGAGCTTTTTGCTGACTTATCTGGAATAGTGTGTCATTAAGTTTCTTTAAATTCTCATCCATTAATTATTCAGCTTTAAATTGAATTTCTTTATTAACTCCTGTAGTTAACATAGCGGTCTTAGTTCTACTAGGAATAGTAGAATCTCTCAGGCTAGATAGAAATTCTAAGTAGTTTATATTCTTAAAATAAGATTCAGCATCACCTCTTGATTGTGCCTCTATAATAGAGTTATAAGCATTGTTATAAAGATCATTATATTCTGAATCGCTCATACCTCTAATCTTACGTAAAGCATCATAATATCCTGCTTCACTCTGGTCAATATCCTCAGGTCTGATATAATAAGTATCTTTACCATCTCTTATACGTATCATACCATAGTTATCTAACTGTTCTATTGAGAATGAGTTAGAATCATCTTTACTTAGAGTGTTGATTACATCCTGAGAATCTTTACCAAACCACTTATTCTTCTGGAGAGCCTTAGTACCACTTAGAGCATTATCTAAAGAACTATATACATTCAATGATCCAGAAGTTATAGAAGGAATAACCCTATTAATAAATCCCTTCTTTAGATCCGGGTCATCATAAGTAGTATATCCATACTTCTTACCTAATTTATCAATTTCGGCATCAATTAAATCTAATACTTTATCTACTGAAGTGTTCTCATTAACATCAATACCATACTTCTTTAGTTTCTGTAAATTCTTATTTGTAGAGTATGCTCTAAGAGCTAATTGATCTGAAGGATTGCCAGTTAAGGAAGCTAAGAAATCTAAAGTATTTTTAGAAAAGTCATTCTCAATAGCAGCCTTTATATTAGATAACTCCTTTATTTGTGGAACATCCTCAGAAGCTCCATACTTATCTGCAAAATATAGTCCTGAAAGCTTAGTATTTTTGCTACCTTTAAGATTTGCCCTACGAGCTAAGGCTTGCTCCTGAGCTTGTTGTAAAGCTAATCTCATACTAAAGTCATCTGAGATTCCCTCTACTTTCGAAGCTCCTAATGCTGTATTAAAAGCACTAGCTGCATATTCCCAAGCTCGCTGTGCTTCTGCAGAGTCTGCTCCATAATAATCGTATACTCCAGTAGAGGAAATTACTCTATTAGCAGCATCTCTTATAAGATAAGCCAGAGGAGCTGTTTTAGCAAGATCTACACCTAAGTCCTTATTTAGAGCTAAAGCAATATCCTCAGGAGTTGCTCCTGCTTGAGTCATTGCCCAATACTTATAAGGTATTCCTGTCTTAGATAACTCAGGAAGATTTTGAGAAATATACTTACTAATAGGAATCATTTCTTGGCGAGTTCTCTCATAAATCTCTTGACCACTAATGGGATTAAGCTCATGAGAAGTAGGATCTGCAATCCATCTATCAAGTCCTACTTGCATAGGATCTTTTATTATGAGGGAAGGATTTCTTAGTTGCGCTTCCTTAGCAGCTTTTGCCCACTGTTCTCTATCAACAGCTGCCTTATTTAAAGGTAGAATATTATTAGTAAAGTCAGTCTTACGCTGAATTAATCTACGTCTAATACCAGGAGTAAGACCATTCTTAGAGAGATCATTTATATCAGCTTGAACCGAGGATTGGAATTGTTGATTAGCTTGTATAGCAGCATCATCAATCCCAGGCTGGAATCTTGTAGCAGCATCAGCAGCTAAAGCCTGATTTTGAAGAACCTCCTCCTCCGCTTTATTATGCAACTGCTGCATATACATAGGAGCAACCATTAGCTCTTGCAAAGATGGTAACTTAAACTCCCCATATGTTATCTTATCATAAGCATTAACAGCAGCCATTACTTACCTCCTTTCTTAATACCTCGCAGGAACTCTGCTACTTCAGGATCAAATAAGAACCCTCCTGTAGCATTCTTAGAAGCATTATATTTATCTAACCATTCCCCAAATTGGTTGTAGTCAAACATGTTGTTTATTCTCCGAATATCTCCTAAGTATCTAGAAGCTTCTCCAATAGATTGACCAATTTGAGATATTCCAGATCTGCGAGAATTACGAGCAGCAGCTCTATTTTGAGCATTAATTTGCTGTTCATTAATGTTATTCATAATATTAAACTGCTGCTGTTGTGCTGCTAAAGCCGCTAATTGACGATCTTGCTCAGCATCAAACATAATAGACTCTTTCTTACGTTGTCTATTAATTTCATCTGACTTAATATACATGTCTCCTAATGCATTGAGAGCATTATAATTATGAGCTACTAAAGCTGCCCTAGCTGAAGCAGGATTACCTGCAGAAGTGTTAATAATATTCCTAGCTGTAGCATTAGCCTGTGCTCTATACTTATTAGCCATGTATTCTCTATCTATAGGCTCATAAGGTAAACGACGCCTAGTCATATAAGGGCTCAAGTCCATCTGGCCATAAGATACTTCTTCTGGAGTACTAAAGGCATCAGATATTGCTAAACCTGTATTAGTTAATGCAGGAGCAAATAATCCCAAAGATTCTAGCCAAAAATTCTTCTTCTTGGGCTTCTTAGGACCTTCAGAGTTATCTTCTACATCTATAAAAGATGTATCTGTTGGTACAGAAGTATTGCCTACTATTCGATTATTAAAATTATTTAATAAAGTTCCAGAAGCAATAGACTCAGTAGACCTATTTCTTGAATTAATAGTAGGTTGAGAATCATAGTCATAAGTAGGTACTCTCATCCCTACTCTTCCTATAGGATTATATCCTACTCTAGGACCTACATCATAAGCTGATCCTGCAGAATACCTATCACCTACAGGAGTCATCCAGTTTGACTTATAAAGATAATTTCCTTCAGCTAACAGTCGGCCCCCAGCAGCATGCCACTTAGAAGCATTGCGAGCAAAGTTTGCTTTCTTAACCATAGCAGAAGAGTAATTCTCTTTATTAGCTAAGACTTGACGAGCAAATTCTTGAACCCCTTTACCATGTTTCTTAGCAGCTGCAGTAAACGTACCACGCTTTGAAGGCTTAATATGTATACCACCACCTTCGGCATAGAGAAGGTCACTAATTTCATTTAAATCAAATATTTCATTCATAGCTTCATCAGCTTTATCTATATA